AAGACATCCTAAAAGGTGGCATGGATGAGATGGGTAAACTTATCTATATGACCAAAGAAATGAGCAAGTTCTCACATTTTATCCATACAAGATTTGGAAAAGATAAACGGACAGTAAATACCAGGGAGCATAAAGTTATGCAGCTTTCTGAATTTGAACGTTTCTACACAGTACAAGTAGCATCAACAACAGCAGTAGGTGGACGTTGTACAATCGGGCTTCGTAACTATGAAGCAGAGCAAATCAAAATCAATGACACGCTAATTGCAGCGAATACATTTGTATCTCCAGTAGTTGAGGGACAGGTATTAGCTGCAGTAACATTAAACAGTGCAGCAAACCATGTAGTGTACAACCCAGATAGTGCTGGTGGTCGTTTAACTGACTTATTGTTTAGTAGAAGTGGCGGACAAGATAATGCTACTTCTGTGTACTTCGCAGATTACGAACAGCTTGACGTTATCTCTGTTGATTCAAGAGATTCAGCTGGACCAGGACTAACATTAATTACATTGCGTAGATGTTACATGGGACCAACTGCAACAGATCGTGGTGGTGCTTTAATTCCTACTGGTATACTTGATACAGCATTAGCGGCTAACTTAGCTGGTTCTGCCATACAAGTTGGTGACACGTTACATCGTGCTTTGCCTTCATTCTATGAAGGTACAGATGCACCTACAGGTGTATTCAAGAACATTGAGATTGACAATAACTTTACGCAAGAACTTAAGTATGCAGTAGAGATTACTAATGAAAGTGACATTGAAGGTACTTGGATCCAGGAATCACCATTGGACATTAATCGTTGGTTAATGACGAAACGTGCTAATAGAGATTACGAGATCCAAATGATTTTTGGCAAGAAAGCCAAAGAAATGGACTCAAGCGGTAGAGTACGTTATAGATCTGGTGGTGTATTGGAATTCATAGCGAAAGACAAAGACCATTATTTGAAATATGCACAATCAACATTATCATGGTCTAACTTGTTGAAATTCACAAAAGAGATTTCACGTTTAGGTGGTAGTGAAGAAAGATACTTATTCTGCGGTTATTCACTTGACACAGCTTTAAGAGCTTCCTTTGCAGAGAGTAATTTAGTTATTAATGATCCTAACTTAACAAAAGAATTTAACGTAGAAGTTAATTCAATTATGGGTGCTGGAGTTAAGATTAACTTGATACCATCGCAGATTATGGAAGAGATGGGTTTTGGACTTAAAGGTCTTTGCTTAGATTTAGATAATCCTTCGTTCACTCCAGTAACTCACAAAGGTTACGATATGAAAGTAGATAAAGGACCTAATGGAAAAGGCATTCAAGCGAACGGACAACAAATCTACAAAGAGCAAATGCTTGGTATCAAAGGTCTGGAAAGACGTTACAGAGATTACCATTCAATTCTTGACTTTACTAACATAGGAGCATAAAAATGAAAAAAATCATTTTATTACTGTTATTACTTTTGGTACCCTTTTTTTTACATGCACAGAATAATACAGCAAAAAGAGAAGCTGGCATGTCGGTTAGTACGGTATTCGAAAGAGTAATAGCTTTGGATTCTATTGGTTACAAACCAACTTTAGCAATCTTAAGTATGAGTGCAGCTTCTAATACAGTCGCAGGCAATACTACATCAACCGCTACATTCACATCTGATATAATCAACTTAGATGCTGATACAATCGGATTTGTAGTTGAGATAACAGAAGTAACTTTCCTTAGTGGTGGAACCAATAGATTAAGTCGGACGTATACTTTAGCAACACCTGACAGTTTAGGTATGGCTATAAAATTACAACCATTAACACCAGGTGGCTTAGGATCAATCAATGCAATCTTTAACAACACTATAGCAGCGGCAGGTGGCTGGAGATTTGGTTTCATAAGCGTAGATACATTAAGAAGCAATGCAGCCTTTGGAGTAGTAGCTACTAAAGCAGATAGGATTACGTTTGTTGACAATATAAAAACAGCATCATTCCCTGTAGCTTGTTCACAAGGTCGTTTAGTATTCTTAATCCAGAACTGGAAAGCAGTGGATAGAACAAGATTTCGATTGACAGTAAGAATAATTAAAAAATGGAGTGGAATATAATGGACATAGGACAATCAACGGTACACTTGAAGAATTTCGCAAGTAGACCATCAGCAGGACCAGGTGATAAATTAATCAAGATATTAAGATTAACTTGGGGAACTTCACAGAATATAGATTTGACAGGATTAGTGCGTAGAGGTGCTACTGTATCATATCTTATATCAGAAGTAAGAACAGTGAGTGCGGCAGGTTTAATTACTATAGCAATTGTATCCCAATTACCACAAGATGCAGATCTAGTAGACTTGCTTATTTTGTTTGACGTATCAGACATAGCACCATCAAGTGAGTACGTATTCTCGTAACCTTTATAGCCCTCTTTTGTTAGAGGGCTTTTCTTTTACCTATCAGGAATTATAATGTTAGTATTCCAAGCACACCAACAATTAGCTTTGACATTAGGAGATACTAATGACGACATTACAAATGCCGTGTTACCAGATGGCGTACGTTATTCAGCATTACTAAGAAACACTTATATCTATTTAGGCATCATAGACGTGTTTAACACCGTACTTAGTAGTTTATACCTCTTACCACGTAAACGTTCGTTAGAAGCCATAGAAACGCTATTCAAGAATGAGATAGTAACACAATCTATAGACTATTCAGCGGCAGATAATGTAGAAGCACCTTTAACTTTGACAAGTCCAGCTTATGCAGTATTAAATACTTATATAACTCTTACAGTCAATGGAGTGGCACGCAGAGTGTCTATCCCAATTATAACAAGTAATAGAAGAAATCAGATAGATAATGGTTATAGCTCACAAAGGGCAGAGATGTATGGCATAGCACGGTTAGCTGCAGGGCAAGTTGCTATCAGTAACAACACAGGTGTCACTATAACAGCTGCACCCGTTGTAATAACATATTTACCAGTAGTAACTGTACCATCAGTATTGCCAGTAGCAGGCACAGGAGCAGGGCAAATCAATGGCTTGTTACCATTATCAGATGAGTATATGGGACAAGCATTAGCTTTCGCAGCTATGCGTGGTTTTATGGATAACCAAGAAATTGGCAGTCCTGAAAGGTTCGGACAATTATTCACAACGAAACAAATAGGAACACAGAATGCCAATATTAGCAATTAACGGAGCACCAATTGTAGCACCAAATGGCATACAATTAGGCACAGTACCTTTAGGTAGTTGGACGGTACAGAGAGTAGTATCAGAAGCGATGATCTTAACAGGCACTTTAGATAACGAACAAGATGTATTTATAGAGAACGTAAGAAATCACTATAATATGAATTTATCACATTTAGCGGATTTACTTAACTTAGCAGCAACACCATTTTATGGTACGTATTTAACTGGATTATTAGAGACAGTACTTCATCCATTTAGTGGAGTACATTGGATCAGTTTAGGTAATGATTATGCGGTATTGCCTATGAGCGTAGCACCAACTGTTGTTTACCCAGGTACGCCAGCACTAAGCACTAACGTAATGAGCAAAATACATTCCATTAAAAACGTTACGATTAACTTACGTACTACGTCGCCAAGTACTGCAGACTATCCAGGATCAGCACAAAGTTTTGCGTCATTAAATGCGGCAGCAAATTACACAGGCAATATTGTTAAGTGGGACATCTCTAAGATATTACAACAATCTAATAACTTAAATAACCAGCATACGCAAACAATCGCTTACGCACACCACGGTGAAGAAATATTATTCTTTATCGGTGCAGACATAGCCACACCATTAAGACTTGCTCAAACAGGAACACCAGCTTACACTATTGTAGCTCCTACAACAGCTAACGATACTGGACATTACTTTACTGTATGGTGCAATAGGAATCCTATGTTAGATAATATGACATCAATAAGTACTGCAGCAAATGCATCAGGTTTCTTCCAGAGTTGTGATTTACCAGATAGATATGTTAAATTGCTTATTGATATGATTGCAAGAAACATTTATCAGCAAAAGAAAGAAGCAGTACCACAAAACATTGAACAAGGTATTCAGTCAGGCTTAGCACAGATTAGTCAAAACTTTGAACAAGCATTAAGATTAGAACAACAAAAATTATTACCAAATCAACAATAGGAGATTATTATGCCAGGACCAGTGTACGTAAAGAAGAACAAAGCAGTTAAAGAACCAGTAGAAGTAGTAAAGAAAACAACAGTAGCACCAACACTCAAGAAAAAAGAACCACAACCCACTAAGAGAGAATATGCATTAAGTGAAGGAAAATCATCTTCACGTGGCGAAAATGCTTCGTTAATGTTTGCAGGCAAATAACAAAGGATAACCAATGATTAGTAGATTCGATCAATTCATGCATTTTGTTTGGCTATCAGAAGGTGGTTATGTTAATGACCCAGCAGACAGAGGCGGAGAAACTAAGTATGGCATTACAAAACTAACAGCACGTGCTTATGGTTACAATGGCGATATGCGAGCGTTGGTTAAAGAAGAGGCAAGAGATATATATTTGAAAGGTTATTACAATTCGTTGTATGACAAAATTGATAGTATAGACATTGCTTATAAGCTATTTGATTTAGGCATCAACTGTGGTACAGCAACAGCGGTTAAAAGAATACAGATATTGTGTGCAAGGACTGTGACTACACAAGTTAATTGGTTATCTAAAGTAGATGGACACTTTGGTCCTAAAACTTTATTTAACCTTAATGAACGTATAGCTAAGTTAGGCGACAAAGTTGTATGGAATGAATACATAGCATTAATGGAAGATTACTACAAGAGTATCGTAGCCACTAAACCAAGTCAAAGTAAGTTTATTAAAGGCTGGTTAAACAGGCTTCACAAGAAACCTATCTTTGGTAAAGGAGAGAATAATGTATAGTGTTCAAGATGTTATTAGTTTAGTTCAATCAGACATAAATGATTTAAGTATGGAGAAAGTGCAACGTGGTGAGTACTTAGCTTTATTACGTACTGTAGCAATACCAATAGCACAAGAAACAAAAGTATACATCGGACAACTTACAGCTACACCTACTTTAGTTCCGAATACGAACGTATACACTGTTACTTTCGGTACGCCTAATGTAACAAAAAGTGTAGTACCTAACATCTTCAAGTTCATCCAAGTACGTAGGACTAACAATGATGGTAGTAGAATTATTGGTAATGAATATTCCAAACAAGCAGTAGCACAAACTATAAACGAACTATATCCATTTGATAACTATGTAGAAATAGGTTCAGGTGCTTTCAGCACAGAGTTTATTAATCCAGCGTCTGGTTTGATAGATGGTACGTTCACGTTACGTTTCCCTTATGCTTTCCAGTCAAGCGAAAGTATCACAGTAGATTACATTTCAGATATGCCAACTAACTTATATAGTGGAGTAGATAAATGGGAACTACAAGCATCATCACCAATATCTATCCCAAACTTCTTATACAATACCTTCCACTATGGATTGTTAGAAAGAGTTATAGAACGGTTGTATTTAAGCGGAGACGTACGTTATGCCGACAAGGTAGGTTATGTATCCAATAAGTACAAAGAATCGCTTAGAGAAGCCGTAGCGTACAGTTTAACTTTAAAAGATGAATCAAGTGTATTGAGACATCAGCCTTACGTATTCTTACCAGATGGAGATAGTTGGTGAATAAAGTAATTAAACAACAAGTATCGTTTGAAAAAGGAATGGTCGAAACATTTAAGCAAGAAGGTTTAGGTGCGAATGAGAATTTAACTTCTGTGCTATACTTAGAGAACTACAATCCTAATTTAGAACAAATGAGCTTAATCAAAAGACCTGGTATATCACAGGACAGTTTGACTAACTATGAAGGTTTAAACTATTACAGGGGTGGTGGCACGTTTTCAGGCACACTACCTCTCCTCACAGACCCAGCTGGTGCTAATGAGATAGCTAACGGAGCGTTAATGCCTTATACTGCACCATTAATCCAAGACGTTACTAAATTCAATAACTTAGTAACTGATTTTATACAGCATTTTGCAATATTAGAAACAAGTAATTTTAGTAGCAATAAAACTCAATTATTATTTAGTAAAGCTTTCGTAGAGTATAATTTAGTGATAGAAGCTTTAATGCCTAAACTAAGTACATTAGGCACGCAAGAGATACCTTCTGTAATGGTAACTTCGTTTAGTAAATGTTTAGACACACCTGCAAGCAACGTACCTGTTACTCGTTGGTATAATGCATGGAAGAATTGTTTTGACATGGTAGGACGTGTTACTGGCAATTTCTCTATTGCTATGAAGCTTAACCAAACGTTCCCAGGCTGGTGGGCTTTAGGTAACTTTAGAGACGCAATACGTTATGGCGAGAGTATGCTATTTAGTACTTCGTTTACATCGGATGAAATGAATGCTTTGTTTCCAACTATAGCTAATCAAAAATTATTATTAGATTATTTGTACCCAGTTTATAAATGGGCTTTGTGGGATATACGTAAAAAAAGATATGAGAATAACCAATTCTGGAATGGAGTTGCATTAGCAGGTCAAACAGGCACAACAACTTTAGAGAATATAGCTAACAACAGATTGACAGGTTGGAAGATACTAACACCAACAAGACCTAAAGGCATAAGTGCAGGTATTCAATATCGTACTACTAAACATGAAGCTTTAAGTGTGTTCAAACAAGTTGATCCGCAAAGCAATACACCAAGTACAACAGTAGCCAACAATACATGGTTTGATTTTAACTTAATGTTATGGTCTGAAAAGATAGAGGATAACATAGCATACTTCAATAGATTTGCAACTGGTGCAGCAAACAGTACTACCGCATCAGAGGTACGTACAGAAGGTATGCTATTCTCAAGAGTAAATGGAGTTGTTCCAAGTGTCAACACAATCGAATATCCAAGGCACAATGGGGTAGTAAAAGCTTTAAATACTTTAGCTAATTTATTGAATGTAAACACATTTCAAAATGCTTACTATACCACAAGCGGTGGTGGTGGTGACGGTATGATGATAGTTCCAGAGATACATGGAAGGAAAGTAGAAGCTAAGTCATATGTTGATAAGTTAGGTAGAGCTATCAAAGGTATCTTAACTACATTTGGTTCAGTTGGCGGACGTACTTGTAATGCTTTGTTGAACATATCTTTTCCTAACTATGTACAAGCACAATTACCAAGACCTTATTTCGAAGGTGACGAATTACACTTCGTAACGACAATTAAGATTAACAATATTGAGTACTTATTGCTCAACCAAAAAGTTGTTTTAGGTAGTGATGTTTTTGGAGTGACATTAGTAGAACCACACCGTACAACTGTGAACACTGTAACAGGAAATGGGGATACAAGTAACTTTGTAGTAACTCCAAATTGTGGAGCTGGAGAAGTAGGTGGACCTATAGCTGCAGTACCTTATTTCGCTAGGACAACAGTTGATCCTCTTAATCCACCAATTAATCAAGATTTGTTTAATTACGGTAGGGCAGTCCAAACTGCAGGTTATGCAGATTTAGGTGATCCAAGACCACGAGACATTAACGCTATCATAGGCGAAAGAGTAGTTTTAGTTAATGGGAAGCCATTCACACACTCAGGCGGTACTCCCGACAAAACGTTTGGTGGACAATCTACATTATTGAAGTCATGGAATACTATTGGCTTTACTATATTGCTTTCTTTGAAAATGATGCAAACATTGATAGAACAAAATGCAAGCTCTATTAATGTTTATTTATTGGAAGCTAACCAAGAAGAAGACTTCTTCAATAAAGTAGGTATATTCTCAGCACAAGAACCACCACAAGTATTATACAAGCCATCACGACAAGTAGATACAGAGAATGCAGATTTTAGCAAATTCGGTTTGTTAAAGAAATTTTTAATTGACGGCAAAGGTAATTTGTTCTCGTATGACTTTACTAACGAACAATCATATAGCAAGTTCAACAGAAGGGCAACCAATGCATGGAGACAAGATAATGGTTATGTTTGGGCAGTGCCTCAAAATTATACAGCTACTACGCCTATGTTCACAACCAGTAATGAACCAAGCGTAAGTGTAAATGGACTTCAAGATTGGACAAGACAAAACTATTTGAGGAATACGCTTACAAATGATACAAGTGTTAGTGTAGTATCAAATACACGTACTGGTAATTATTGGTCTCCTGACTTCTATGTATGGGATTACCCTACTGATACTACGTTCTTAGCTTTAGGTGGTAGTGGTAAATATTGGGAAGGTACTGGTAGTGAGTTAGTATGTAACATACAAGGTATTACTTTCATTAGTGGATGCAGGAATGAATCTTTTGAGTTAGAGCAAGCAACAGTCCGTTGGGGAGTAATCCAAAATGGAGCGGCTTCATACGATGCTTTCTATGTAGAGAATGAGATTAAGTTTGGTGCTTTACCACACACAGCTTTAGTGAATTACAGAGATACACTTTGGGTATTCAATAGAGAGGAATTTTATCGTTTAGCTTTGCCTAATCCTTACGATATTAGTACATGGCAATCATTAGACAAGCAGGAAGGGCAAGGAGCGTTTTGTAGCAAGCAAACAGCAGTCACGCCTTATGGTATAGCTTACTGCAATGAAAATGGTATATGGTTAAGCGATGGCTCTAAACCGCAATCATTAACTAACAATCCTAACCAAGGTATTGGCATAACTGGTTTGTATCAAAGAGTAGCTATGAATGTAGACAACGGGCTGAATCCAGCACAACATATAATGTCAGGGTTAGAACAACATCCATTAGTGGGTAACATACCATTAGTTCCAGTTGGACTGACTTTTAATCCAAAGAATGAATTAGTGTATGATTTAGAGAATGATGAGTTAGTTTATATTACAGAAGCTAATATGAATTACACGACTTTGCAAGGTTCAAGTACAAATCCAGACGCAGAATTAAGATTAGTATTTAATTTTGCTAAACAAAACTGGAGAACTGAAACATACGTAAATGGACGTTTGGACAGAACTACAGTTGATGTATCGACTGCTACTTCATTCCTTAGAAGTAATTTTACTACAGGTGGTTCAAATACTGCTGGTTTCTTTGCAGAGCTAAGTACTTCATTAAATTCTGCAACCAATGGACGTATGCATGTAGCTAATCCAAACATTTGGACGTTACGTAATAATTTCGTCCATCGCACAAATGCTACGCAAAAGTTAGATTCATCAGTAAATCTTAGTATGTTCTTACCACAATTTTTAAAACCAAACAAAAGTTTAACGTATGACGTCCAAACAGGTACGTTGAATTACAATGTACTTGAAGATCGTAATTATATGATCAATGGCATATTAACAATGGTCACAGGATTAGTTAAGTGTCCATCACTATATGGGGCTACTCCACCAGGTGGGAACAGCGAATCAGCCAGGTTGCCGATTATAGGTAAATTTATAACACATATACTTAGCGATGGTAACGATGATCACATACTCAAACGAGTGCTTGCCACTTTAGGAGTACGTGGAGATTCAGTGACGGCAACTCCAATTGGAACAGGTTATACTTATAGTATACCTGCGAATGCAACACCAGCTACTTATAAGTCAATGAATTATGCTAACACTGGTTTACCAATTAGCTTAGCACAAGACCCATGCATCGCTTACGAACCAAGAACGAAACATAAATCTTTACCATTGTCAGCAACAGGTATGGGTAATAGGACATTGTTCACAGACTTAATTGCAATGAATTTTGCTACAAAGAACAGTGCGGCTATCAATCCATTTGTAAGTACTTTACAGACACCAGGAGGCACTAACCAAGTAGATGCAGTCCAAAGGTATAATATGAGTGAAAGTCTCGTCTTAGACGCTCCATTGAATGCACAATACCGTTTCATTAGATTTGTATTCCAAAGTGAAGTGATCCAGAAAGTATTTGGTTTTGTTTTTGAGAGTGTTAAATATAACAGGAGAAGTCAATAATGGCTACCAATTGGGGGAAGACATCTTTCCAGCATCCTGATTATAAAGTGCAACAAGAATTTGAAAGGATAGCACTTACTGGCAGTACTCTTACTAAAGAATTAGGGACTGCAGAAGAGCGAATAAGCAAACTAGAAAGGGCAAACAAAGGTGAACCTACAGAGCTTACTAAAAGATCATTGATAACACGACAAGATAAATCAGTAGTAGAAAGTGATACTACCAACATAGATTTCCTAAAAGACAGTACTGTAACAGATAGCAGATACGATGCAATAGTATCTTTGCTTGCTGAAAAGTATGTTGCTAACTGGGTAGAGATTAGTGGTATTACAAATATGGAAAAAATAGCGAAGAAGATTTATTATGAGATGTGTCAAAAGATAGGTAGCTTTGCATTAAGACACCGACCAGCATCGCCAATATCGTTATTTATTAAATTAGATAATCTATTCATACCAAACCACCCAAAACAAACAAGTGGTACTGCACCATATTGGAATACTGTATTATACGGTGATATTGCAGTTAACAAAGGTTTTGACGTAGAATTTATTGGTGGCAAGTATAAAAACATTATTGCACCTAAAGATGGTTTGTACAAGTTGAACTATCGTTGGTCTTGGATTAATGGCTTCCTATCAGGCAGAAGGATATATCAATACAAAGAAGCAGATGTATATCTCAAAACTCATTTAATAGTAAATGATAGTGTAGCTCCACCAGAGTGTGAACTTGATATTGTGAAACACAACGAACACTCTTGGCAACACCCGTTGGAGTACGTAGTAGGTTCTGTGTTTGATTTAGTAGCAGATCCAACGCTTGCAGATTATTCATGGCAATCAAAAGGAATAGCTTTTGTATGGCTTAAAGCTGGAGACAAAGTAAGAGTAGCGATTGAGTATGACAGAAGCACAGAAGCACAATTAACTGGCAGTGTATTCGCAACAGGTTCATATCTACTACAAAGAGATCGTGGGGAAGCAAGCGATCAAGACAATGGTTATTTAGAACTACATTACATCGGCAATAAATCAATGAAAGGGAAGACATATTATGTGTGATTGCATTGTTAAAACAGGAGAGTGTGTTGAACTATCATCGATGGTACTCACACCTACATCCACAACTACATCAACAAAGAATGTATTACTCAATACTACTGGAATGGAGATTAATTCAGAATTACCAGCACGTGAATGGGTAACCATTGAACAAGGTACTATTATAGCAAGTGGTTATACAACAACAGGAACTACAGATGTGAAAGCAGTGCCTGATTTAAGGATACACCTATTTGACGCAGTAGCAGGGTTTACTGGGACTATCAATACGATCCCTACGTTTGCCTTGCCTAATAACTATTTGGGCTTTATAGACGTTCTGGGGGCTTCTTTTACTTATGCTGGTTTGACAAAGAAAGTATTAACTGGAGTAGGTATTGGGTTCAAAGTTAGGTTAGGTACTTTGTCTAAGATATATGCTTTTGTTACTTGTGAAACTTCTGGTACTGTATTCAATGGTACAGATTCATTTTTAATTAATTTACAAACAAGGAATTTATAATGCCAAATAGACCATTCGCCATATCAAATAATGGCACTACAACGGTAGCAAATATTGTCAACCAATCTACTAAAAGAGTAGTCACTCAAAACCCACGTAAATGGGTACCATTGTTGCAAGGGATTAAAATGGATCATGCAACAACAGACGTTCATGTACCTGACATAAACACACCACCAGTTAATAGTTATTGGAACACTACAGAGATCACACAGATTGATGCACGTGGGAATGCAGTCGCTAACAACTCTCCTGGTACTAACCATGTAAGAGGATTGGTCGGTAAACAAAAAGAACTTTTGTTTCATTCTTACACAGCAACTGGTACGTATATGTTAGAGTTAGGCTCACAACGTAATACTCCAGTAGCAATACAGTTTAGTTGTATTGTAGGATCTGGTGCTGGTACATTGTCAGTACAGCGTTCTATTAGTGTAGATGGTATAAACTTTACTAAAACAAACATAAGTGCAGTCACAGTAGCCGCAGGTAGCACAGAAGTAATTACGCTGGTAGATATGCCAGAAGGTTTGTGTCATTGCTTTGAAGTTACAGTATCGGGCACAACAGAATACTATGCAGTTATGAAAGGATAACAATGGGTAACATGAATGGCGAAATACCAGTTATAGGCACACGTCCTACTGCAAGCAGTGGTGGTGGTATAGATTTAGTTACTAATGGACAAATCAATTCATTGACGGATAAGTCTACTGTAGTTGATGCAGATGTAACTATCATTGAAGATAGTGCAGCTACGTTTGCTAAAAAGAAAGTTTTATTCAGTGTAATCAAAGAATGGATCCAGGATTGGTTAAGTACGTTTTTGGTGCAAGGTTCTGGGATGTCCCTTACCTATGATGATGCAGCGAATACTTTGACATTGGCAAGTATAGTAGATGCAACCAAAGAAAATGTATCGAATAAAAGTACAACGACTACTTTAGGGGGTTCGGACACTTTATATCCGACACAAAATGCAGTTAAAACATACGTAGATAATTTAATAACTGGTTTAAAATGGAAACAAAGTGTTTTAGTTTCAACTACTGCTAATATCACATTGTCAGGCGAACAAACTATTGACGGTGTTACTACGAGTGCTTCGAGAGTTTTAGTAAAAAATCAATCGACAGGTTCAGAAAACGGAATTTATACTAGTGCCGCTGGTGCTTGGACACGTACCACAGATGCAGATGCTGGCACAGAGTTAGTTAATGCAACTGTATTCATTGAGCAAGGAACTGTGTCAGCTGATACAGCTTGGGTGTGTACAAATAATAGTATAACAATTGGTTCAACTTCGTTAGTATTCGCTCAAATGTATGGTGCGGGTGCATATACAGCTCCAACAATTGGTTCGACTGTTATTAATAGCGGTACAACTGTAACGAATATTGTTGGTTTGACTTTAACTGGTCCTGTATTAGGTGTAGCAACGGCAACAAGTTTAAATGGTCTTACGATTACAACTACGTCTGGTACATTGACTATGGCGAATACAAAAACGTTAACGGTATCTAATACTATAACATTTGCAGGTACAGATTCAACCACAATGACTTTCCCAAGTGCAAATGCAACAATAGTTGGCACAACCGCAACTCAAACTTTAACCAATAAACGTATAGACCCACGTTTGCAAAGTGTGGCAAGTAATGCAACGGTAACGCCTAATAGTGATACAGACGATGCGGTTATTATAACAGCACAAGCAGCGGGCTTAACCTTAGCCAATCCAAGTGGAACGCCCGTGCAAGGGCAACCTATGATTATCCGCATTAAAGATAATGCAACAGCACGTGCTATAACCTTTGGTTCACAATACAGAGGTATTGGAGCAGCTTTACCTACTACGACAACGATCAGTAAAACATTGTATATATCAATGATCTATAATAGCACCGATGTTAGATGGGACGTGATATTTAATCAGGAACCGTAATGAATAGTTACTACCCAACATATCGAAAAGCAACTGTTGTTAGCAGTTATGATAGTGATGCACAAGCATTCTTCACAGCAACTGGTATAACAGATAACACCCAAAAGAATGCAGTAGATGCATTGGTTGTAGGCTTAAAAGCAGATGGTATTTGGTCTCAATTAAATGCTATTTATCCATTTGTAGGTGGCACAGCAACAACACATAAATTCAATTTAAAAACATCTTTAGATACAGATGCTGGGTTTAGATTAGTTTATGGCGGAACTGTAACACACAGTAGTAACGGGTTCAAAGGGAATGGAAGCAATGGATATGCAGATACTTTTTTAACTCCAAGCGTTACACTATCGCTCGACAATGTAAGTATGTGGTTACATTGGACTGTAGCTAATAGTAATTCAAACAAATACACAGGAGCAAGGAGTACAGGTGGTCCACCTTATGTGATGTTACGTGCTGGCGATGCTGGGAGTTCGTTTGACACTTGGGCTAACGATAGTGGTGGAACAGATTTTGCAAGCAATAATCCTTCGACTGGGTGGTTAGGTGTGACAAGAGATAGCAGTAGCACTTTACGTAGATATATAGGTTCAGCAGCTTCTGAAACAGCAGCAAGAACAAGTACAAGCACAGTTAATGCCTCTATCTATATTGGAGGTGTTAATAATTTTGCTTCATATCAAAATGCAACTTTTGGTTTCTTCGCACTTGGTGGTAGTTTAAATGCTACAGATGCTGGCAATTTAAGAACAAGAGTTGAAACTTTTCAAACAGCATTAGGGAGATAATAATATGCCATTAGGTTACACATTAACACAGGCACAAAAAGAATCAATACACGGTCAATTTTGGAGCAACGACACGACATTTAACGTTGTTAAAAATGATTTAGATGAATGGTATTTGCCAGACTTTTTAACTGATACTTCGGAAATTGCTAACACACAATTTGCTTGGCTATTAGCATTACCAATTAAATTTCACACACCACCAACTGTAACTTTATAACAAGGAATATAATGAGCTACAACGAAACAGCCACATGGGCAAGAGATGTATTAAGACTAATGTCAGTAACATTTATTCTGTGGTTAGCCACGGAGTTCATGGCATTACGTGATCAACAAAAAGCGTTTTTATCTAACCATAGTTCTATTAAGTATGAGATAGATATGTTACGTAAAGACATTCTAGAAATCAAAGAAACACAATTGCTTCTGAATGATATACAGTTAGAACAAGAAGCATCAATAAGGACAGGGAAATATGGACGTAGGCAAAATCGTTAATGGCGGCAGTGCATTAGCATCACTAATACCAGGTGTAGGAATGTTCGCTGGACCTGCACTTTCAATTGCAGGATCATTACTAAGTGGACAATCAGAAGCAGACAAACAAAGAGAAGCAGAAAGCAAAGCACAAATGCAAGCACAGCAAACAGCGGAGAGCGACGCAATGGCACAAACTGATATGATAGTCGAGGAACGCAAGAAAAAGCTAATGGAGAGCTTAGCATCAATCAATATGAATGTAACAGGAGATATGTAAGATGAGTAACGCTATCAACTACCACCCAACAATCATGCAAATGATTAAAGCTAAGCAACAACAAGCTATTGCTAAGCCAATTCCAGCGACAGTTGCACCACAGCCAGTTGCACCACCACCATCACCAGCACCAGTTGTACAGCAAACAGCACCGCCAGCGACACAGAACGTACCTAACATACAAAACGATGCAACTCATAGTAGAGACTATATGGGTGCGTTACTTGGCTTAGGACAGTCTGGAGCTTCTGCGTTCTTACAAGGTGGCAATGGTTGGCAGACTATAAGACGTAGGGAAAAAGAAGTTGACGAAGCATTGAGCAACAACGTACAAGATCGTGACCGTATTCTTAATGCTACTCCAGAAGCAACAAGAAGAGCTCAAGCAGCACAACTCAATCAAGGCAAGTCACAAGCAGTACAAGCGGCAGCTAATGTAGGTGCAGGTATGAGTAGTTCGGCAGGTTTAAGTGGTGGTGATACTAACTCGGCAGTATTAAGTGCGGTTAAAGCTTCTGCACCAGTAATGCAAGCAAGTGCAGGTTATGATTCACAATTAAGCCAAAACTTTGCAGGTCGTGATCAAGCTGATGCTAACATTAACCAACAAGCAATGGGTAATACGATGATGCGAGGACAGTTAGCAGAAATGACTAACTATACAGACCGAGAAAACCAATCGAATAACCAATGGGCATCTTTCGCAGCTAACGCTACTAATTCAGCTCTTAATGGTGTGAATGCTTTAGACAACTTTAAAACTATGGGTGATCAAAAGAACACAGTAGCTAATACTTATATTGATCCAGCGGACGGCAAACTGTATTACACAAATCGTAATGGTCAAAAAACAGAATATAAAGGAAATAGTTAATGCCACAAATAAGCGAACAACATAGCACAGTCCAACGGAACGACGCTATAGAAAATTCTTTGCAAATAGGTTTAGCCACATTAGGCAGTAACTTACTTGCTAAAAGACAGGAAAAGCAAAGACAAAATCAAGCAGCTAATTTAGCAGCTGATGTAATGCGTACGGATTGGAACCATATAGACAACGGTGCTTCTATGGAATTTAAAGATGGATTAATGAATGTCAGTCCAGACTTAGGTGATTACCAAGCTCAACTAATGAAAGATAAACTTGCTGGTAACCCAGATGATTTAAGCCAACGAGATTTAGTGACACCATTAACTAAAGTAGCTGGACAACCTGCAGTACCAGACCTGTTACAAGAAGCAAAAGATTTCAGGACAGATGAAGCAGCTCAATCAGCTAACGTAGCAGGAGCAAACGCTTCGGTGGCAATAAATAACCTTATGAGTGGTGGTACTATTGGGACAGCACAACCAACACCACCAGCAATTGTGCCACCAGTCGTACCCCCAGCGGTTACACCAGTTGTACCTGCTGCGGCAACACCAGCAACACCAGCTAACTTTATACCCTTCCTACCACCAGCAACACCAGCAACACCAGCAACACCAGCACCAGTTACGCCCGTAGTACCACCAGTGGCACCAGTAGCGGGAGCATTGCCAACGCCACGTTTCACTGGTAGTGCAAACAAAGTAGCTCAAGGTACTACAGAAAAAGAAACTCTTAGCACGACGAATCAATTATCATCAGTCGCCTTAGAACGTAAAGATACAACACTGTATCAAATGGGTAAGCAAGAAGCCATCAGAGACGAACTTAAAACAAGTATTGGTGATTTACGTAGGCTTAGTGATTTTCGTTCCATTAGCAACGCTTTAACGGGTGCTACAGACAATCCTTATACTGCGTTGCAATCATACAGACAACAATTCATAGCATCAGTACAAGATAAGATTGGTATGCGAACTAAAATAGAAGCAATACCTACTGAACAAAAAGTTGCATTAGGTGAAGTTAAGTATAGTACAAAACAAGGCGTGGATAGTCGTCAGAATACATCTATCTCTAATTCTACTTCATCACATGGTGGTGGTGGTGGTGCTCAACAAAAAGCAGTTGAAGCAGGGAAGATAAACGTAAATGGGGTTGACTTTACTGCATACAGCAAAGAACCTGGATATAGCTATTTTACATCTGCAAATTTTGCAGTTAAACCGCTACAAGCTTTCTGGGATGATATGAAAAACAATCTTGTGACACTGGATGGCAAGGTAATCAACGACGACAAGGCTACTTTTGGCGGCAAACCAATAAAAATTATGTACAACGGTCACCCTTTCATCTACAATGGAGGGACAAAACAAGTAGGGGTTATAAAAGATCACAAGTATGCAACTGGTGTGTTAGAGCTTCTATTAGGTTTGGGAGTGAGTGGAAGTAATTCACAGACTGGAAACCCTTATCCGACAAAGACAGGTCCTAAATAAAAACAACAAAAAAAACAAAGGAAACAAATGGCAAATAAAATAAAATACTATCCAGGACATGGACCGCTACCTGTCAGTACTTACGTACATAAAGCCGTGGCAGCTCCTAATCCACACGATATTAGAGACCAAACAAATCTGGAATATAGAACAAGGCTTGAACAAAAAGAGCTTAACGACCAGCTAACCGAAGCAGTTATAAAGTATCGTGCAAATTTAAGTATGGAAAACGAAAAGAGAACACATCATGGAGCATCTGATCAATATCGTATTAAAGTTAACGAACTGCGTTTACAAGGTCAAAAGAGATATGGTGGTTATATGACACCAGAGGAACAAAAAATACTTGAGAAAGTAGGTACTTTACCTGGCACAAAGGGAGAGCAAAAACATTTATCGGATTCACTGACTGCAGTGGAACGACCAAAGCAACAACAAGTACAACAACAATACACACAATCCAAATCACCGGAACCAAAGCCACGTAAACCTTCGTTTAGTGGCAAATTTGACAAACCACACTATTAAGAAACCAAAATAACAGGAAATTATGTCAAAGAATATTGTAGATCTAACACCTCCAATTAGTGGACGTGCCTTAGTTGAGACCATTCCTATTGTACCAACACGTAGAGAAATGTCCAATGCTAAAGATGAAGCAATGCGGGAACAAGCGTTCTCAAAGAAATTGTTATTTGATGACAAAAGTGCAGAAGCAGTTGTTACAGGTAAAACAATGCTTAACCAACCTAACATTAATAGGGATATACCTAAAACTGACAACACTCGCACTAAAGCTATTCCTCAACCTAAAAGCAAAACAAAGGATATACCAGGTGCAACGAAATTTGACTATGTGGGGCAATCTAAAAAGGATGCAGAAGCCAAAGAAATGGATATAGGCTATGGTGATGATAAGTTAGACGAAGCACGCAAGATTGCTAACACACCTATGGCGAATCAAGAAAATGGTGAAATCTTTTATGACATACCAAAGATACAATCCGCACGTTTAGCTTTGCAAGGTAAAATAGACGAGCTTACTGCAAGCTCTGGTTTAACTGATAGTGGTAAAAGCCAGATGTTTACACAAGGTGCAAAAGACAATGGCATAATAGGTAAAGCAATGTTACCTTTCGTGCCTATTGCAGATACGTTTGAGAACTTACAACAAAATTATTTACACCCAAAAAGAGAAGGTGCAGCACCATTAACACCAGACGATCCTAAGTACGCACAACGTAAAACAGAATATCAATTAGAAGAATATTCTAAGATTATGAACAACTTAACGACACAGTATAATTATGCAAAAACGTTCCCTAATGGTAAAGTTGATTTCAGTCCACAAAGACGAGTTGACGAGGGAGTTTCCAGTGCAGCGAAAAGTGTTGTTATGGGATATGTAGGAGACTTTGCAAATCATTTCACTGACGGTGGTGCTACTAAATTAATGGAGAAAGTGTTTAGCACAGATGTAGCTACAGGACGTGCTTTGTTACAACAAGAATTAGAGAAAGCGAAAAGATTAGGTGGCAACAAACCAGACGAAATCATACCAGAGTTAGGTATGACTTACAATCAGTTTGTCACAGGCTGGGAATCAGTACTTACCAATACTGGATTAGGCATAGTTAACTTAGTCAGCTCATTAGCACCAGGTGGTTCGTTTTCTACGGCAGGTGCAGTTGCTAATGATGTGATAAGCATAGCAAGTAAAGTAGTAAAGAGTGGAGCTAATGTAGTTAAAGAAAAGTTAGCACTAAGAACAGCTACTGCACTTGCAACAGATAAAGTTGTGTTTGACGGCATAGCTAAAGATATTGCTCTTAAAGCAGTGGATCCACAATGGGTGCAAAAGACAGAGCTATTTAGTCCAACGATTAAGAACATGATCGCCAAAGCACCAACAGATGCAGCAAGATTAGAAGTAGTAGAATTTGCCTTGAAAGACCAAACCTACAAAGTATTTAAACAAGTTTTTGCTGAAGCTAAGTTAGTAGGCAGAGCCTTGGAGCAAGCAAACATGTTAAAGTCAGCAGTTGGTCGAGTAAACGGTCTTGGTTCATTGGATCAGCTTAGCAACATACTAGCCGATATTGTATCAGGCACTACAGCAACACAGTCTGAAGTGCTTGGCAAAATTGCCGTTGACAGTATACGTATGTATTTAACAGGGTTGCTCAATACTGGCGACGCAGGAAGTGCAGAAAACTTAGCAACGTTAGGTGCGTACAGTAGTTTCTTTGGCACTACAATGAAAAAATTAAGCATGACATACTTAGCGAAAAGTGATGCATTACGTCAAGCTATCGCACATGGTGATAGTAAATTAACCAATGACTTAATTGCTCAATATCAAAAGACATCTCAATTATTTGCGATAATAGCGAATGACTTTGGTGGCGGTGGTGCACAGACAGTTGACGAGCTACGTAAGTTGGTAGGTAGTGAGGATATATGGAAAGAAATAGTTAAAACAGCGATGCCTAACTTCATTCTGGCACACGGTTCATTTACTTCGGCTAACAGATACATGAAAGAAAGAGGTCAAGACGTACAGAACAAAAAGTGGGGGCTGGAGTTTAACAATGTGGTGGCAAAAGGAGCTCCAAATGTATCAGATGGTTTTGGGGGCACTGCCGCAAGTATAGCAGCCGGGAAAGATATAAGAGGCACAGTTGAAAGCACAGTTAACAAAGCATATCATGCTACTGCACCTGGCAAGCAAAAAGTAAGTATGGAAAAGTTTATTAAGGACAGTGCTAATCTATCAGGGATAAGTAAAAACACTGGCGAAATGAAAGTAGGTGAATTGCTTAACCTTTTAGAGAGATGGAAGAAAGAAGGTTTACTGTCAAAAGATTTCAAAGTCTTTGACGAAGCTAACCATGTAAAAATTCTAAGTGGTATTCCAGCTGATACCAAAGTTGTATTCACCCAAGAAAACAAAAGCAATACTGAAAGCAAAGCTGAATACGATGCAACTACTAATACTATCAACTTCCATAACTTTGACTTTACAGGCACAGCACAGAACCCAATACGTCCAGAAGAAGTATTTAGCACAATAGCAGGCTTAATGAGTGAAGAGCTTACACACGCAGCTACAGTCCATAAAATTAAAGCTAACCCTGAAAAGATAGACGCTCTTAGACAAAAATATTTAGACAAGTTTAATGCTATGTACCCACCAGAAGTAGGACTTCCAGCAGATGCGGGTGCTATCCAATATGCATTAAGCAACAATGAAGAGTTTGTAGCTAATTTGTTTAATAACTTGCAAAGCCCACATTTCTTTAAATTTATTAAAGAAGCAGATAAAGCACAGAACGGTACAGTCAAAGCATTCTTAGATAACGTGTTGGATAAATTTGGCTTAGATGGTGCTGACCAAACGCTACGTAAAAACATATCTAAGATTATCTTAGACGTATTACCAGAAGACAGCAAAGAACTTTACACTAAACCACCACCAGCAACAAAGTTTACAGAAGAAGAAATTGGGGAGTACGCAAGTACATTAGAGCCACCAACGGTATATAGTGGCACTGACTTAATAACAGTTGCTAATGAAACGGCAGCAAAATTTAATGAGCAAGGTAGTTCAGTCACTCCTGACGAGATATTACCTCAATCATTATTAGAAGCATTACAAGTCCAACACAAGATTAAAGAAGACCAAGCTAACACAAGTGGCGTATACCCTGGTTTCTTCAAAGAAAGTAAGGATGGTACAGAAACATTAGCTTTCAATGAAGAAGTAGAGAGATGGAACAGCATTCACCCAATCAAGATAACTAATGCACAAGCGTATCACATAGTCCAAAGTATCTTAGGCGAGCAAAAGTTTACGCCTGAAATTGGTATACAAGTACTGAAAGAAATGTTGAACGAAAGCAGAACAGAACAAGCAAGCACAGTAAGACAATTGATCGAGGAAGTAGAATCCGAAGCAATACAAGCAGAAAGAGACTTTATAGAAGGTAAAGGTAAAGATGACAAAAGTGACTTGCGTGCTTATAAAGTATTAGGTTACGAAAAGGCGTCCGAACTGTACGCAGAGCATTCAGCTGGTGCTAACCCAACAAAAACTCCAGCACAGGTGACTGCAGATGCATACAAAGCAATTATGGAAGGCATGAACAAGCAACTGAAAGAGCAGTATGGAGACAAAGAGATACCTACAAAAGAATTAGAAAAAGCAGAGATAATAGCAAAGAAAGAAAGTATCAAGTTATCAAATTCAGGCATGGTTACAGCATTAGATGGAGAACGTATTCCATTCTCTTTGATGAAAGGTTACCATAGAGCTTTAGATGGTGTCAGAAAACAGATAGGCGGAGGTTTAACTTACGACAACAAACGTATCTTAGATGCCGTCCTTGATATATTCGCAGGGCTAAAACCAATAAACAAATATAACGTTGGTGATGGAATACAAACGGGTCGGTATTATAGACCAGCTGGTGTAACCGATATGGCAATTGTATTGGACGAAAAAACTCCCGCACAGATACGAGTTATGACCCAAAAACTACATCAAGTTATAATCAATCATGCAGTAACGTCCGAAGCATTCTATCGTGGTTCTAAACATGACCCAGCTAAGGTAGCTAAAGCCGCACGGGAGTTAATGCCATTTGTTAATTATAAAGCAGTAGCAGAAGGCAAATCAAACTTTAATGACTTGTTCGTAGCAAAGTTAACTTCTAAACATTATGGCAAAGAATATGGTGATACGGATGCAAGATTAAAGAAACTGCAGACAGAACATAGTGATGTCTTACAAGAAGTAATAGATAATTTAAGTAGCCTATACGACAACAAAGGGTATAATCCTCATGAAGGCAAAGATGGACCTTTAACGCCCGATGAAGCTACGGCATTCCAAAATGGTCTTCATGGTATAATGAACTTGACACTTAATCCAGGTGGCAATGATATGATTGCCAAAAGAATTACAATAGATGAGAATGGTGTTATATTCAGAGACCCTGGTAAAATATCAGCTAAGTATATTAAGTTAGTCATAGACAATAACACGTTTAGGATGACTGACGTTGCGAACATAGGTTTATATAATCCATTGTTAATCAAAGATGGTAAAGTTGATGCAGAATATTTAGCAGCAGAGTACCCAGACTTAGCTTTATTGCCAGATGGTAACTTAGCGTTTAAATTAATCAACACAGAACAATTCTTGCCTTACTTAAGCCCTGAATTAAAAGATTGGTTGTCAAGTGTTGCAGGCAAAGACACACAACGTATTGATGGTGGTATTATCGCAATAGGAGAAATGCCAGGTGTAAAATTATTAGCTACAGCAGTAGGAGGAGGAAAAAACAGTGCTTTCTTTAAAGGAAAAGGTACAGGATTATTTAAAAACGCTATACACAACGTGGCACCGTCCGAAGTTGTCCACCCTGATACGCCTGGGTATAACAGTATTAAAAGTTTTGCTGAAAAAATAACCAAAGCTGGGATCCAAATTCATGATGGTACTTCATTGAAGAATACTGCAGAACTGTACGAATATCACAGGATGCCATTGCCTAACATGGAGGGCAATTTAACAGCGTTACTGGACAATAGTGGTACGATTGTATCAATTTTGGATAATAAAGGCTCTAACGTGACGGCAGATGCCAAAGAGAAGGTTTTGAAAGCATTGGCATACGAGTTAGAAACTACTGGTAAGTTACCAGATCAAATGATAACCAAACAACCGATTACAGGGGAACACGCTTTAACTCTCATGACAGCTGATAAAGAAGGTAAACATAATGCAGGTGGTGTTGTACATCCTGGCATTATTAATTTAGTGCCTACTGGTCGATTAGGATTTGACGTAAAACCAGACGTAATCGCAAAATACACACAAGCTATTAGTGATTTAACTGAAAATAATTTCAAGCATTTCTCTAAGCAACTTGATGGTGTAGCATCTATTGAAAGAATGTTAGTAGAGCTATCACAAGGTGAACACATCACTGGCACGAAAGCTGAATTAGGTGCATTACAGAATACTGTTGAAGGTTTAGAAGCTATGCTTAACGAAAATCCTGATATTCTATATCGTGGAGTACCAGGTACCAAGTTACTTGCAGAAATAGATGGCTTGTTTAAGACAGATGATTTAGGTAAAAGATTAGTGCTTGATAAAGACCAAGTAGAAAGTTTCTTGATAGATCGTTTCAAATTGTTCACTGGAAAATCTACAGACATAAGCAGTCCTTCATCGAAGAAAGAAAATTGGGTTACTACAGATTCAATATTGTTTGATTTAGCGAAACGCTCTTATGATAGCATACAAAAACTTCATGCAGTTAACGGTAGCAATTCAATGTCGGTTTCACCTAATTTTGGAGATAGTAGATTTGCTATCGAAAGATTAGTAGGCAAAGGTGGTATGGCTGACGAATTAACCAAAATGTTTATTGATCCAAAGAATGGCAATATTATCAATATGGGTATAGCTTTGCCTTTGAAGTTTATTAAAGATAATAACCTTCAACCAGGTCAAAGCATACTTGTTTCAAGAATACCAGCACATGACACAGGGAGTACCACTGTAATGACTTTAATAGGTGCAACTGATTCTCACTCTACTATCCATGCTGATTCTGAATACCTAACGGGCAGTGCGGGTATGGATTTCGATAAAGACAGTTTGCAAATCTTACTTCCAGATCCCCACATATTAACTAAGGATATTTACAAAGCTATGATTGACTACATAGGCGACGTTACCAAAGATACAAGTAAGTTATATCCTGACATTATGAAAATAGATAGCACTGGTGAGCTTGATAGAATATATAAAGAACTGGGATTGTCTCACTTGTTAAAAGACGTTTCACATAGCCCACTTAGTAGAGATGCTTATAACAAAGGAGATAATGGCACAGCTTTAGCAGGTGCAGCGGTGAGTTTGAAAAAATCAATTGCATTAATAGCAGCCGCTTATGCAGCTACTGGTGAAGTAAAAGGTGATTATAGATACGTAACAGCGAAACGGGGAGACATAAAGTTAGTGCTTAAATTCCCACTGAAACCAGATATGATGACGGCTATTGCTAATGCGGCAGCACAATTAGGGTACGACAATTTCGCAGGTCATCACATAAAAGAAGAAGCTAACATTTTAATGCCATATTTACACTCAATTACGTTTGGAGAAGGCAAGACACATACAGGCAAAGATTTAGGCGATGAAATGGTTATGAGGAAAATTGGCTCAACTGTACGTGAATTAGCACACAATGTTAAGATGGAAAATGCACAAGGTGTAGATGAACCCACCCATCAATTTGGTACACAAGGGAATAATGCGGCACGTGCTTTAGTCGAGCATAATATGATTCAGTATGGCAAAAGGTTAAAGCAGTTAGACGAGACATTAAAGTTTTTGAATATGGACAGGCAAATCCAAACTATAATAAACTCAAACAGTATAGCAATAGGTAAAAAATTACAGCTATTTAACCTTATGTGGCATAAAAATGCAGATTCACCTGAATTACTGGGAACGTTAAACTATCTAAGAGATGCTATTAGCACACAGTTCAATAGCTTGGGAAGAAAAGGAGAATGGAAGACGGGTGGTGTGACAAAGTCTGTCTCTTCATTACTGTATTATAATGACGCATTTAAACATCTTCCAGCAGCGATGATGGTATCGGGAGCACGACAGTTAGCAAATGGCACAGAGATTAGATTTGGTGAAAACATTGCCATTATTACAAGTGCAAAAGAAGTCAAACTGAATGGTGAAACTGTACCATTTGAACAATTCTTAGTAAAGTATGGGAAAGAAGGAACACGTAAAGATGCAGAAGCATTGCACATACTATATTATGACCAAAACATAAATGGTAAAGGCAAAGGTGGGATAACATATAACCGTATGCAAACAACCATAGATGGATTAATTGCAGTAGTGGGACGTAAAGTAAAGAACATAGACGATTACGCCAATTTAGGCGATTTAAGAGTAGGAGACGACCCAAATGATGTAACACTTAATACAATCAAAGAAATCGCCACCAGGGTCTTCTTTGGTAGCGATACCCCTCTTATAGATAATAAACAGAACTTTAGTTTACACAATGAAAACGGTTCTGGAGCTGAAGCGTCCCGACGTGCTTTAGAACGGGCAGGTATCGTACCTAAAGTTCATGGCGTTTCTGTTGCGGATATGGCACGTGATGAATTCAAAAAGACGTTAGCTACCAAAGAGCAACCAAATGATGTACATGGTGCTTTCGCATTTGGTAGAGCTTCAGATCAAGGTTCCAATATTTTCGATAACCCAAAGACAACTTACGATGAATTACGTAAAGCATTAGTTAACCATCCAGAGATAGCTAATAAACCTGTCACTAAATGGACGGCAGAAGATTTTAGAATAGCTAAACCTATCATAATGGCTCATGCAGCAAACAAAGTACGTGCTTTAAAAGGTACTATTATGCCAAGTTTATGGAAACAATTCTTTGCATTGGCAAGTCCTAAAGGTAGTGAGATTGGCAAACCATGGGATAGTGATCCTGAACATAAACATACCCAACATGTTATTGATGAAATAGGTGAATTATTAGATTACGATTATTTGCGGAATATTGAATCACAGGAAACTTTAAAGAATGGCAAAGCATTAGCTCAATTGCAAACTTTACAGATGTTACCGCATGCAGTGCAAAAGCTTAACGATATGATGAAAGCTCAAGGCTATAACGAAGTTAATAATTACACAGGTACACTAGACCTTAATAGCCAATTAACATACTCAAGCTACAACCAAACTTTTTCTGACCTTGACCAAGACATAGGCTTCACGAAAACGTACGGACCAAATGGCTTTACGGAATCCAGGGTACGTGCATTCTCGATGAATTTAAATAGACGTTTAGGAATAAACCTTGACAAAGTACATACAACAGTGCAATACAAACAGTTTCTACATGACGCTAAAAATATGTCGTTGATCAAAGATCAAATCAATATGTTCTTAGGTAACTACAACAATGCAGACAAAGGATATGACGTTAACCAAACTTTACCAGTATTGTCAAAAATACTCAAATCACCAACGCTTAAGGCTATGTTCGATGCCGTTATCACACCTGACTATTCAGTTAGCACAACGAATATATTAGCACAAGGTAAATTAGGGGGTGTTCATATTGACTATAATTTACCTGACGCAGTGCAAGCTAGAAAAGAAAACGTATTAAAGGGTTTGTCGAAGGAGATATTCAATGCCTTCAAGAAACAGCAAGTTAACCTTGTAGATGGCTTTGATATGGAAGAGACACAAGCAGCAATGAACTTAGGTGAGATAACGCTTGCTGACATTAAAGACGCATTGTCTATGTACACAGACCAAGTATTGCTTAATAATACATTGAGTGTTGGTCTGGACGTAATTAGTGACAGCATAACTAACCTTATAAATAAAAACAGTCAGTACGCAGATGTAGCTTCGTATACCGTCATACAAGAACAATTAAAAGCTACTATAGAAAGTTTGCGTAATCCATCGGATATGGCTAAATGGCACACCACACAAGCAGTTAGCACTGACATGTTAAACAACACTCAAACATTGATTGCAGAGATAGGTGCATCAAGCTCGGCTGAAATTTACGAAGCACTTGTTAAGACAGGCAAAATACCATTCAAACCAGATCACGAATTCGAAGACGAAATGGGTGCCAAAGATGACGCACTCAAAGGTTTGCAACAATTTCTATCAGGTAGCAAAACTAACTTCAAAGTAAACAAAAGATTTAATGATGGCTTAGTGCCAGATAAAGAGCGAATGGAGTTCTCTAAAGAAGATGTAAAGAATTTGATGGAAGCATTGCCACTTGACCGAATAAAAACAGTATCAACAGAAACACAAAGCATGATGGACGCAGAAACAGAGATGGACGCTTTAAGGGCAGAAGAAGAAGCACGTTATGCAGAATCTATGGGGATTGCAGTTGAGGCGAAAACACCACAACCAACAGAAGCACTCAAACCAGCAAGGACATACATAGATACAACAGCAGAAGTGATGTACGATGCTAAGTCATACAAAGAAAATCTGATTAACCATTTACAAAAAACATTGCTTAATGTGAACACTGTATCTAAGAACATTTTCAATGATAACTATAATGAATCTGAATTTGCACGTGCTATTACCAATACGTTATTTAGTGAATATGCTGGGAAGGAATTCACTGATGACTACGTAATCAAAAGCACTAAGACTCCAGATGGTTTAACAAGGATGTTCGACGATCCTGACAAAGAAATACCAAAAGGACAATACGTAGAATTCCTGCATGCGGACAACAATGGTATCGACAGTCAACATGCACGTTATCTTGGTATTGTCAAACGTAATGTAGCTATCAAAGATATTGAAGGTAATGTAACCAACGTACCTAAAAATTTAATTGTTTTACTTGTTGACAATGGTAGCCGTGCTAGTATAAGTCTTGTTGAGGAGAAAGATATTAAGACGATGACTGCACAAATGAAAGTCAGCAGATCTGGACAAAAGCAAGAGAAAGTTATCAAAGAATTCTTTGATAAAAACAGCAACCAATTGATGGAAGATATTAGAACTTACGTGGACACAGCCGCATGGGAGGAAGGATCAAAGGGCAGGTACAAAGAAGTAAACTTAGGTCACTCGGCACAACCAACTACTTTGTTCTCACAAGGAACACCTTTGATTAATATGTCACGTACTTCTAAAGATGCTGAAAAAACTTTACTAACTACTTTGAATAAATACTCAACCACCATAGCTTATTCCTTATTTGGGCGAGGCACACAGACTGCAACGGTAGGCTTAGCTTTAATTGGAGTGAGTGCATTGACTTCACTAACTCCAGCGTTAGGCATAGGAATGATTGCGGCAGGTGCAGCACAAATAGGTAAAAGAGGGTTTAAACTATTCGTTGATGGGCAAGTAGGAAGTACAGGAGCAGCGATACAGCATGACGTATTCGCAAAAGATTTTATTACCCAAGCAACTAATATGTTCAATCACTTATGGTCACCTAAAACACTTAATGAAACGACTGCAATACGAGCAGTAACCCAAGTAGCTATCGCAGCCGCAATAGAAGAAGCAGGTGTAGAAAAAGACATAAGCAAAGTAGATTCGTTTTATCTTGCACAACAAGCACGTGAAGAAATCAAAGCATACAACCGCATAGAGAATTTTATCGGTGATGGTTTAGGATCGAAAGTTAACGACGAAGGAATAGCTAAACTAAAAGAAGAATACGCTTTGAAAGGAATGGACGTAAATTTCACTAAGATAGGTAAAGATGGTTATGCTTTAAAAATCAATGATCATAGCTATCAAGACATGCAAAAAGCTAACAAAACATATTTAGACTTAATGTTGAATGCATTACACGCAACTGGTTTCCAAGCTAAGTTAGAAGCAACCAGTACTGAAAAAGCAATGGCAATAGCGACGCAAGTTAATAGAGCACGACAAACAAAGTTTAAAGAGATATTTGGAACAGATGTATCTTATTCTGAAGCAGAAGTATTAAACTACATTGATTACTCAACCAAAACAGCATTAGGTTCATTTGTTAAGTCAGCTAAGCAAGCGACACCATTTGGACGTTTCATCACCCAATTCCAACGTTACCAAAGAGAAGCGGCAGTAGATCAGTATAACTTGTTTAAATACCGTAACGAGCTTTATACAGCTGTAGAAGATGACATTTTGTATTGGAGTGCGAAAGCAGGGGCAGGAGATAGGAAATCACAACAACTCCTGGACATATTAGAACAAGTAGGTTTGGTATCCGCAACTGACATGACTGGTTCAATGAGTAAGCTAAAGAACAGAGCTTATGCATTAAATACAGCCGCTGGTTTATTATCAGGTGGTGGTAAATATTTAGGTGTAATGGCATTAAACCAATTTAACCAAATACTCAATGGTGATGATGACGACGAAGAAAAAGGGACAGGTCAGTTAATTGGAAGTGCGATAGGCAAAGAATGGCTAACAGAGAGAGACCAAGATATGCGACCATATTCTGGTATCTATCAAGGTGGTGCAACTGGTTTGACAATGGCAACTGTACTCGCAGGTGTGTATGGAATGTTCAAGACTGCCGTTGATGTAAAGACTGATGAGGACATAGATTTACGTAGACATACTAAAAACCTTAAATTAGTAGAAGGTCTTACAGCACCACTTAAGTACGGATTAGGCATGACAGCTATCACAGCACTGAATACTAGTCTTGTTGCTTTTTATGCAAGCATACTAAACCACGTAGATAAAGGTAAAGGATTTACTGAAAAAGAGAGAACTAATCCAAATTATTATCTTAACTTTGTAATGAACAAAATAGCACAAGCATCACAAATGTTCCCGTTCGCAGCTTTAGCCACAACTTATGTGAATGAACAACTTAAAGTCAATAAGACAATAAAAAACAATGATAGTTTTTTCAAGAAAGCAACAACAGGCAACCCACTGCCGATGAATGAAAAGGAAGGTAGTGAAGGTAGTGAAGGAGAAATCGAGGTAATTCGATAAGAAGGACTTTTAATTTCAATTATATTTTTTAACAATAGGAGTACTATGTACATATTCAAACAATTCAAAGTGAAAATGGGTGAGAACCAACGACAAGGTTTAATCACAGGCAACATATACAAAGTTTATGGAGCTAACCCTAACAGAGAACAATTCTTAGTCATAGATGAAGCTGGACACTTTGTTTTCGTAGATTTCCATAACACTACATTCGCAGGAGACGACATTGAAGTTACCATCGAAACCAACAATTGTTGCAAGTCAGTTGCTGGATCAGGAGAAGATACAGGACTTATTGAAACAGGCACGACAGAGGGAAGCCCAGAGATTGGACCAGATGAAGCAATCGCACCTAAGGCAACTGGCAGATTTGGCAGACCTATACAACCAAAAGGAAAGTGAAATAGGATTGACAATGTGGGAGCTGATATGGTTTATCCTTAAGCAACCTATTACAATCATTAAATTAGTAGTCAAAATACTCACAATCATAAATTCATTAAAGGATAGAACAATGAAAGATTTCAAAACAACAGCTCTAAGCATACTACAAGCATTGGTATTATTAGGCTCATTGTTTGGCGTACAGGTAGCACCTGAATTACAAACAACAATCATTACGTTAGCAACGTCTGCTTATGCAGTACTTGGTGCAATAAAAGGTTTCTTCACCAAAGATAGCATACCACCAACGGCAGCGTAATGAATCAATACAATCTACAAACACTACTGGATAGAGTTGCAGATAATACACATAGCCCTAATGATATGAATTCGTTAGGGCTATTGTATTTTGCTAAGACACACTTTCCAGAGATATTCAGAAATGAATGGGCACCTCATCATTACGACATGTGTCAAATGTTCTTTGCATTGTTATCACCTAACCTAAAACGTAGAGACGAAAGATTAGCTTACTTCTTAGTACATAGAGAAGCAGCTAAAAGCACAGTAGGTACGTTCTTATTTCCTATCTTCAATATCTACTGCAAAGGTTTAAAGGTATGGACAAGGCATAACGCTTTAGGGTGGGAAGGTGCAGACATACATGATCATACGTATGAAGAAGTAACTATAGGCGAAGACTTCATGGTAATAACGTCAGAAACGAGCGGACAGTCTGAAAGGTTCGTTAGTGATATAAAAGCTATAATAGAAGAAAGAGATGACTTAGCATCTATCTATGGCGAAAAAAAAGGTAGTCTAATAGAGCTTGAACCTGGACAAAGACGTAAAGACCAAAAATGGACGCAAACAGCATTTCTTACATCAGACAATACAGTTGTATTAGGTGCAGGTTCTGGACAACGTATTCGTGGACTAAAGATACGTGGACACAGACCTTCATTCATAATGATTGATGACATGTATTCTAGGCTTAATACTAAGACAATGCAAACAAGAGAGAACTTAAACAATTGGTTCTTTTCAGATCTACTTAAGAGTGCAGATAGTGAACGTGCTAAGATATTATGGTTGGGTACAATGGTACACCCTGATACAGTAGTTAAACGTTTCAGACAGACCACAGACTGGCATGGCATTGAACGTCCTATTATTTCGATAGATGAATTGCAAGTAGGTTTACAGAACTGCTTAGTCAATGGTGAGCCTGACAAACCATTGTGTAATACTTGGCAAAAAACAATGACTACATTATCATGGCCCGATAGACACACTTTGTATGACATACTAAAACTATACACAAACGATGCTTTGTTAGGACAACTGAATTACTTCTACCAAGAGTATATGAATGAATCATTAGCACCAGAGAACAAGCTAATTGATCATGAAGCATTTGTACGTACTAATATCACCTACGAAGAGGAAGGAGGTAAAAGCTATGTAACGTTCTTCTACGAGCATATAGAATGGCGTGGTGAAGTTCTATTAAGCTTAGCATGTGACCCAGCGGCAAGTGCAAGTGAGAGAGCAGATGATACTGTGATTATGGTAGGTGGTTATGCACGTTGCTTCCCAAGAGCAGTAGGTACACCATACGAGTTACAAGAATTAGGTATGCCTAATGGACGTATATTCCCTATCCTACTACATATTGAAGGTGGTAAGTATTCAACTTATGACTACAATGAAATGCCAGGTATATGTGAAGCTATCTTAGCTTTAGATAAGAGATACAAATTAGACATGATTAAGATCGAAGCTAACGGTCAACAAGCACAGATAGAACGTGAGGTACGTCGAAGTATGCTTGAAGGTATTTACAAGCAAGGAGAGGTGGTTAAAAGCTCATTTAGAAGCACACCAGTATGGGCAGAGTATCAAACAAGTGATAAAAAAGAAAGAATTATAACCACAGTGTTGTCAATCGTACAAGCACACAAAGTATTTATTTGCAATGACAACAAGCACATAGACAAACTATACCTACAGTTGATAGCTATTAGTTTAGCTGATCATGATGATTACGCAGATGCTTTAGCAATGGTATTTAAAGGTGCTAGCATACCAGCGGTCTATAACTTACACGTTTGGCAGAACGGAGAAGACCAAGTAGATAGAGTAGAACAATTAAAAGAAATTTATGGTATGGATTATTGGATGTACTTATGAGATTAGTTAAATGTATTCATAGAGGACAGGAACTAACGTCCAGGTGCTATGATAACCACAAAGACTTTATGAAAGATGCATATGTATATAACTATACGCTATGCGAGAAACGTACACCATGTGAAGGTGCTTATATACTCACCGACAATGGTTGGTATGTGCCTATACTGAAGGTAGTGATATTTGATAACCTAAAGAATAACAAGAGCATGATTAGGTTCTATATCCCAAGGAGAGTATATACATTCTTCATTAACCACAATGATAAAGTAAGGCATAGTGCTTTTGTATTCTATCCAGATCAGAAGGTTTTATACAAGCTACCTAAAGCCCGTTATGTAGTTATTGCTATGTTAATGGAACAAGGTATGCCTATCTTTGAAGCAGTAGCGTATGCATTCCCTAAGCACTCCGAGAAGAATAACCTAAGAGTAGTTACTACACTTATGAATGAAGAATCAATATTGAATTTAATTAAAGGACAAGCAATGAGTAGACTTAAAGATGAAATGCTTAACCAAGGCATTAGTGCTGAATGGTATGTGAAACAATTGAAAGACATACTATCGGATACAAAGAGTAATCCTAACTTAAAGAAATATGCTTTAGAGCAAATAGGTAGGACAATAGAACAAGAAGAAAAAAGAAATATTAATTATGTTGTAGGCTTACAGTTAGAAGCTAATGCACCTAAACAGTTACAGTCTAACCCACCACTTATGCTTGAAAAAAAAGAGAACTAAATACCTTATGTAGGCATTAGTTCTCTTATAACAGTTTCTAAATATTTTATGTAATCATACACGTCTTGTGTAGCCCTGCAATCTATACCACCACATTTATCAATAGGATAAACTGGTGGTATGATTTTAATGTCATTTATCTGCATATCGTGACGTTAGCCAAAACTTCAAGGTCTTACGACCAAAGTATTCTATTAGTGCGTCAAATCCACCAGCATGAAAAAGCAATCCATCATCATAACTCTGCCAAGTCCAACTTAATTTCTGGCATAGTATATCTTCATCAGGTGAGTAAATTAACACCCATTTCGATTGCATCTCATCCGTCCAGTCTACTTCCCAATTCGCACGTGCGTTTATTGAGCGTATCATAGCTCTAACTTCTTCATCCAATGCTTTCCATATCAAGTTACTCATAGTGTTCCCTCTTTAGTCAGCCAAAATTTGAACTCCTCTTGAGTGTAAAGTGTGCGTAGTATCTGTATTGTGTCGTAAGAGAAATACAAACTGTTGTCTTGTGATTGAAACCAGCTGGATACAATAACATCAAGGCAACCAGCCCTTCTATTCCAAACTAAATAACATTTCCCTTGCTCATTATCATGCCAGTCTACCACCCAATTATCTTCTTTGCGAAGGATTGCAATTGAACGTAGGATTTTTGTATTTAATAAACGCCATTTATATTCCAAATCTGCTTCTTGTTTTGTTGCATAGTAATTGCCAGAATTGAAGCGAGCTATATCAGAATCATAATTATTCCAAATACTTCTCCGCACCACATCAAGTATAGTCCAATACTTTGTGCCATCTTCAGGATATACTAATTCTTCGTCTGTTAATTTACTCATAGTTCTCTCTTCCTAGTTATCCAAAATCTCAAGTTTGCATGACCAACGTATCCTCTTAGTTTTTCAAATCCACCTTCATAAAAATACAATGCATCATCATGATTTTGACTGGACCAACTCAATTGCTGAATTAGTTTACTCTCATCATGTGAGTAACATACGTTGCATTTTGTTTGCGTTCCATCTGTCCAGTCTATTTTCCAATTCGCATTTCTGTTTAGTATACGTATATTTTCCCGTATTTCTTTATCCAATTCTTCCCATGTCCAATCCCAAATACTTATCATTACGCTTCCTCATAATCATGTAAGAAACTACATAACACTTCATGTATCTCAAGTTGAGCTGCATAAGCATCTTTCTCATTACTGAATACATAAGCTTCTCCTAAACATTCTTTCAATGCAAACAATAACTGACTTTCATCTTCTACTGTAATTATTGCATAATCTCGTGTTATCACATATAACACACCTACTTGTTCTAACTTGACAAGCCATTGGTTAAATTTACTTAAACTCATTTCATTATCCTATTATTATAAAAAAAGGTAAGCTACTTGCCTACCTTTTATTCACTCTTAACTAATCAAGCTCAACCATTCAGGTGCTTCACTTAAACTAATTGCATCAACTATCTCTCCAGTCGCCTGTATCGTATGTTTCTTCACTGTCACTAATCTACCTGCAAATGTCTTTCCATCATACTTAGATAGAAAGTTATATGCAGTCTGTCTGTTTGGATCTATCTCTAACTGTCTTTGAGATAAACTGATTGAACATTCTGTATTGATCTTATTCATATACAATGCTCCAGTTGATAACATACTGTCATATACAACTGTTTCTTCTGCCAATGTTAAATTACTCTTAGCCATAACTCTTCCCTTAAATAAATACTTGCTATCATACATCTTATGATAATCAAATAAAAGAAAAGATCCCAGACACTACCACAAAAGCAAAGAGCGAAGCAGACCCACGTATACCTATTTGCCCCATTAAAGCCCCTCCCTTGCATTATTAACCCTAACCTATACATTTGTATCAAATATATACTTTATTCTGTCTCACGCTTGTTATATCACTACACTATACTCTCTATACACATACATACATATATTAATTATATATATATCATATACTTATATACTTATATAGTTATACTTATATATATATATATTATTATTATTATATATACTTACTTATATACTTACTTACTTACTTATTCATATACTTATTAACATATATAAATATAATTAGTATATATAGATAATAATGATTATTAAAGAATATCAAAGTGCGTGCGTGCGTGCGTGCGTGCAATAATATTTAATACAAGATTCGGTGTTTATATCCATGTTATGCACAAGTTATCAACACAACTAACCATCTAACCAAACAATACAAAAAAAGAGTAGCATTTCTGCCACTCTTAGTTATTTAGATAATCCTTCTGCTACAATTATAGTAAGCAAGAAGAATATATACGATACACAAAACAGTAAGAAACCTAATTGTGCTTTGCTGAAATACTTTAACATAATAACTCCATGAATAGAGATGAATAAAAACTTATCAAAAAAAAGAACAGATGCCAAAATGACATCTGCTCTTTAATAATTATAAGCCTGCTGCTATCATCCAGTCAGGTTTAAAATCTGGATTGATTAACACAACTGCTTCACACTCTTCTTTAGTACTATAGACAGTATGAGTTTTCTTAGTGACTGTATAGCCAGCAAAAGTTTCAAAACTACATAGGAAATCATAGGCTTTTTGCTTGCCAGGATTAAATTGCAAAGCAGGTTTGCTTAATGCAATGTACAGTTCGCCATTCGATTTGTTTTCGTTTAGCGTGCCGCTGCTTAATAACAACTGCAATACTTCTTCTTGTGATTTAGACACAACTTGAGACTTAGACATAAAAACTCCGTAAATAAATAAATAATGGAGCAACGATACATTCGCTACTCCCAATAAACAGATAGTAAGAGACCAGACATTTGCATAGGTTCTATTCTATCAATAAACAGTAAAGATCCCAGACATTAGGATACTCTCTATATTCAATGAATAGCAAAGAGTCCAAACAATAGCCCCCTCTATAGCGATAGCACGGGGTAGCACGAGTATGTCATATTACGAAGTAATATGGCATACGAAGTGGCATCGCTATACAGTTGTACGTAGTGGGATGCACAACGAGTACGTCATATTGCGAAGCAATATGGCTTACGAAGTGGGCTATGTGGTATAACGTAATACTGCCACTCCACTCCACATATCATTTTTAAATAGACCCTCCCTGATGAAGGACCCCCCCTACATAAACTTTTTTGTAAAAGTTCTCTGTGTACCCCCGCCAACATTTTGTGCTATTTTTTTTACATTATTTTTTAACGAAGGTATATGACTATGAGTAGGCAATAACATTCTAAGGCATTTTAAAGCCCGTGACAAGGTTTTAAATAGTTATGCAACAGTTTGTATGGCTTAGGATTAGGGGGTTCGTCTTGAGCTTCGCTCTTTGGGTTTGGTTTGTTTGTCTTGGGTTCTTTTCTTATTTTTGTAATTACACAAACTAATAGGAGTAAAAATGTAATGAAGAAAGAACTAACGTTAACCGAGATAGTGGAGTTGTATTTGGCAAGCGGTGATACAGAAGAGTTTATGGCAAGGGTGAAGGATAGGATGAATGAGCCTGAACTTGAGCCTGAACCAGAATCTATACCTGAGCCTATTAATTATAGGGCAATGGTATATCCTAAAGTTGAGACACAGTATTGGTATATAGACCGTCGTAAAATTAAAGATTGTTTTTGGCTGAATGACGATGTTGACCAAGACCGCTTTCAAGACGGGAATTACTTTACCTCATGGAGCAAAGCAGAATTAGAATCTGACTGGAGAATCTGGAACACACGAATTCTTAATACAATCGCTATACTAAACAAAGAAGATAATAATTGGGTGGCGGATTGGACAGATATAAGGCAAAATAAATATACTCTTTGTTTATACGATGGCATTGATGCGTTTATTGCTGGAGTTTATAGTTCTTCACAATGTTGGAATAGCAATTGTTATTTGTCAGTTAAAGGGAAAGATAAACTACTTACGCTATACACACACACTGAACTCAAATTTTGGCTAACAAAGGAGAAATCACAATGAAACAATTTACAAAAGAAGAATTATGCGAAATGATGTTATCGGGTGTTGATAATTTGCTTGCTATGATTAATGATAGAATGAATGAGCCTGAAGTAATTGCCCATAAAGCATTAGTATACCCTGAAAATTGTACAGAGTATTGGTATCTAAACAGTTACATAGTTCAGAAAAGTTCTTGGGATAATGATGATATGGACGCAGTCCGTTTCGAGATAGGCAATTACTTTGCAACAGAAAAAGAAGCTGATGCAGAATGGGAATGGAGATTGCTGAACACGAAAATTCTAAACACAATTGCACTGTTAAACAAAGAAGAAAATTGGGTGGCGGATTTTAGTGACGGCAAGCAAGTCAAATGGTATTTATCTTACAGTGAGGATAATGGCAATGTTGAGAATGGTTGCTGTTATAGCAAACACTCCCACGAAAAGAATAAGTATTTTTCTCATAATGTCTGCATAAAATTACTTACTATTTACACAGAAGAAGAGTTCAAATTCTGGTTAACAAGGGAAAAGGCATAATGAAAAAGAAAAAAACGAATTACAAAAAATTAGTTTATCCGAAAGAACTGACAAAGTATTATTATGTAGATGGCGGTGCTTTTAGTGCCGGTTGGGACAATCAGACTATAGACAAAGACCGTTTCAATTCGGGTAATTATTTCTCCACGTGGGAAGAAGCAAAATTAGAAAATGACTGGCAAAAGTTGAATACGAAAATTCTACGTTCAATTGCAGACATTAATAAAGAAGAAGGTTGGGTGGCAGACTGGAGTGACTACCACCAAAGAAAATGGTATATATGTTTAGAGGCTTATCGTTGGCAACCTGACACCGATTGCGTAAGTAGGCACCGACATTACGAAACTAATCGTTATTTATCAGACGATGGGATTGATGAACTATGGGAACTATACACAACAGAAGAGTTCAAATTTTGGTTAATTAAGGAGAAATAAAATGAAACAATTTACAAGAGAAGAATTGTACTATTTGAGAATGATAAATGTTGATGAAGCACTTGTCATAATGAATGAACGAGTTACAAAACCAGTTGAATACATTGAACGAGGTGACGATGATAGAGGTGTACGAGCTCGTGCTTGGTATGAGATAAACATAGAAATACTTAATTCAATCGCTATGGGTAACGAACAAGACAATTGGGTTATTGATTGGAAAAATGACGCACAACCCAAACATTATATGTATTGGGATTGGAAAACAGACAAACTTGGCAGGCTTAATGACTGTACATTCCAGTCACGTAGCAACGACCTTTATTTTTCTGCGGATACATACGACAAGGTAACAAAGCTACATGCAATGGGAGAGTTCAAATTTTGGTTAACTGAAGGAAAAGGATAATGAAAGAATCAACAGAAGACCTCAAAGCTAAAGTATTAGAATTCAAAAAGCAAGAAGCAAAGTTGGAAAAAGAAATACTGGACAAAAGAGCTGTAATATTGGAATACGAAACGCACATACAGTCCGCAGAATATAAAACGGTGGTATATCCTAAAAATCGCACAAAGTATTGGCATATATCCCACGCTTGTGTTGTGTACAGTAAATGGAGCGATACAATTACTGACAAAGACCGTTTCAATAAAGGTAATTACTTTGCAACTAAACAAGAAGCAGATTTGGCATACGAATGGCAAATATTGAATACGCAAATTCTCAACTCAATTGCAATGTTAAACGAAAAAGATCATTGGGTACTTGATAGGGAAGATCCCAATCAAAAGAGATGGTTTTTACGTTGGGATAACTGGGATGATTTCCTTTATGGCGAATGCGACGTTAACTCCCCACGTCGTGAGGATAATCATTATACGTCAAGGGCTGGGATTAAAATACTACGTACGCTACACACAGAAAAAGAATTCAAATTTTGGTTAACTAACAGGAAAAGATGGTGAAAGAATTAGATTCAACCTACAATCAATACATGTCTAAGTGGGAAAACTTTAAAGCAGGGGATAGTGATGAGTTTTACTTCCACGATAAAAAGACAAATCAATTAGACTGTGTTGCAAGATTAAACGAAGATGATTGCTTTTTTAAGTTCAGTGGTGGTACATCAAATTTACTTGATGCCATAGCATACATTGAGGCAAACGGATCAACATCAGCAGAAAAACAAGAATACAATTTGGAGATAGATGTGAACGAAGAACCATTATCATTAGAGAAGTTTAAACTTAAAATCAAACGCTGGAATAGTAGAGGCTTTATTGTGCAGTTCTTTTTAGCCAATGGTATGATTGTAGTTGCAAGACATAGACCGTATGGTATAGTAGAGTATAATGGAGCTTACCAAGCCTTTAACCAAATGACACCATTAGTTGAGGTATTGAAAACTCATTGGAGGAAAGATTGGGAAAAATAATGTACACAGCAGAGTTAAAAGGAACGCTATTTGACTTTAGATCAGAACCGTGTGCAACAGAAGATGAAGCTGCGGCAATAGCTTTGGAAGTATTAGATGCGGCTGCATTATTATTGACACCAGAAGACTTTGCATTAATGAACTTAAAAGACAAGATTCAGCTTGTTAGTAGGAGTTACGTTGAGTAGGATTATCAAATATGTATGGCATAGGAAATATGGCGTAGGCGAATTACTTGATGAACAAAAGTCCCGTATGCTTTGTCAAGTAGCATTCTTAAAACCACATAAGATTTATTTAATGAGTACGGAAACTGTGTATGGAATAGGAGACTATGAAGATACAGATGAGAACAAAGAGTTAGCAATTAGGAAAGGTAAAAGATTTAAAAAACTATTAGGAGATGTTGAAGATGTTGACTAAAATTAACATAAGACTACCGGATGAATATGACGAAAATGACTGGATCACTGTAAAGTACATCATAGGTGAAAGCACGAGCTTACTTGTACTAACAAGTTGTAAGAACAAACAAAGAGACCTTACCTTCACAGTAGGTGAATTGTTACCTGTTGAAACTAGTGCAGATTTAGTTAAGCAAGTAGTAGAGGCAGCGAATACAGTATTGCAGAATGGTAGATTAGCAGAGCTGACAGAGTATTTCAAAGCACAAGGATATGTTGATAGGATATGTGCCAGTAAAGCCATACAAGCTATGCTAAAATTATCGTATATCAACATCATGAACTTCCCAGAGATACTTGACTGTACCTTCAGTAAGAATGACATGTTAGAGTATGCATCCTTTGTTAGTCAGAATCCAGATTATGATTTGTATGATTACATTGATGTATATGAAAGAGTAAATTACAACAGGGCAGAACCATGGTAAACAAAGAAAGTCTTTACAATAGAGTGTCAAGTAAATTCTGCCCTTATGGATCGTGGGACGTCGAAACAGCAATTGACCATTTAGAAACTGCTGGTTTAAACCCTGAAATACTTTACGACATTTGTGCTGATGCAGCAATGAATTATGATGTGGTGATTGGGGACTTAGATTGTGTCGCAGAAGTTTATAGACATTTAACAAATATAGCGATTGATGAGTTGCAGTTGTGTACAGAGAACTGGGGATGCCCAGAAGATGATTTAAATATTGCTGGTAATTATGTATGTACGTCTTTTGACGTTACAGATAAGACACTTGAAAAACTAAACGAACATTTAAACCAGTTAGAAGATTTTGATATTGAAGCCATTAGCCCTGTCGTTAGGTGGCTTTTTGATGAGCTTGATTTTGAATACGAACCAAAGGAAACAGAATAATGAAATTAATTAAAAAACAACGCAAAATAAAGATTAGAGATTTTAATGTTGCAATTGCTACTTTGACAAAGGCAAGCGAAAAAACCGAATGGAAGAAATTAAATAAGAAAATAAAAAAGTCTATTGTTTCGCTTAACAGAGATTGTGCGTGGGTTGTGGATTGGGATAACCTAAAGGAAATGAAAAACCTTGTTATTTGGGAACATACAGCAAAATCGACAATAATATTTACTTGCACTGATAAACAATTCGTTGACGATTCGTATTATATGTGTGGAACAGCCGCTAACGAACTTTGCACATTATACACGCAAGAAGAGTTCAAATTTTGGATTACTAAGGAGCGAACAAAATGAAAGAATTAACGATAGAAGAGATAAGCGAGTTATTCATTGCAAGCGGTGGTTCGGAAGCGTTTATGAAAAAGCTAAATGACAGAATGAATGAACCTGAACCAGTGCCTATTAATTATAAGGCGAGAGTATATCCAAATATGGAGATAGAGTATTGGTATATCGACCGTCGTCAAGTTGGGAGTTGTACTTGGGCTAATGACGGTGTTGACAAAGCCAGTTTCAATACAGGTAATTACTATGCTACTCAACAAGAAGCAGATTTGGAATTTGAATGGCGAATATTGAACACGAAAGTCCTTAACACAATCGCTATGTTGAATAAAGAAGAAAATTGGGTAGTGGATTGGGCAGATGGGAACCAAAGAAAATGGTATTTTGTTTGGGGTGAGACAGATAATGAACTTACATTTAATTGCATTTTTTGTAGACGCACCCAAGAAAACAATAAATATCTTTGTGGTAGTGCAAGAAACAAACTACGTGAGCTTTACACAGATAAGCAATTCAAGTTTTGGATCACTAAGGAGAAAGGAAAATGATAATGAATAATTTAGAAGACATTCACGACAGGAACAAAGAAACCACAAGTAACAAACGACACGAGTATGCACCAGAGGGAGTGAATAGATTAGATAACTTCATACGTATTCAAGCATATATTTGGGGTAAATGGCAGATGGATATCCCATTACCTATTATCATTGACATATTAGGTGCAAAGAATTTGATATGCACTGTAGATATTGTTAAAGCCTTGATGGCTGCAGGTAAAGAAGATTACCATTTATTCGCAACAGAGTATATCAGCGAAAAGTTTGGAGACCCAACAAATTATTTGATGCTTCAAGAATTATCGGTACACAAAATTAATAACCTATCATTAAACATAAGCGTAAACAAATGAAAGCACACAAAGGATTAAGCAGTGCAAAGATAGGTAAAATTGCAGAACAAAAAACTGCTGGTTACTTCTCACAATATGGTATCATACATACAGTAAGGCAACAAGCGTATGGTACTAATGATATTTTTAATTTATTTGATCATATTTTTGTATGTACTACACCTTTCAAACGGGTAGTGTTTGTGAGGGACGGCAGAATTTGGTTAGATAGATTGCTTGCTATTGATAAGGGTGATATACTCTTTATCCAAACTAAAAACAAACGTGCACCTATACCTTCAGCGGAACTACAGTTCAAACACTTCCCTAAGAATAGCTTATGGGTACATTGGGGTTACGAATCACCAACAGTATACTGGATACCAGGATCAATACAAGGAGACATAGATATAAATGGATAATAACAACGAAGAAAGTCCATACGTTTGGCATCAATCGTATGGCTTAGGCATGACAGTCGAAACGAAACAAAGCCAATGTTTAGTTCAGTTTATAAACGATCAAATTTGGTGTGACTTTGGAACATTAGAAGTCTTACCAATAAGCGAAAGATGAAAGAGCTAAACGGTATTTACACAGTCCAGCGTATTGCACGTACAATTGGATTAATTACCAAACCACAATTTAGAACACACTTAAATAAGTATTGGCGTGGTGAGGAACTTGCTATCGCCAAACTTATGAAACATAGACATATCATAACCACAGACCATAGATATTTAGCAGTAGGTTATGGTAGTTGGTTATGGCGTACAGACAGGAATGAATTTAATAAGCAATACAACGCCTATGGCGAGCTATCATTAGCAGAGGTGGAGAAACTTATGTTTACCACCGAAAAATACAACACAAGGCGTTTGTGTGCAAAATACATATATGACAGGAGTTAATATGGATTACGATAATTGGAAAACAAGTGAGGATAATATACCCAGTCCACAAGAAGAAGAAGAAAAAGATTACGACCACGAAGCAATGTCATTAACAATGTTATTGATGAGATGCAAGAAAGAAGCGATGGAAGAAACAATTGATAAGGAAAAATAAAATGGGAATATCAAAATACAGAGTATTAGCTTACCCTGAAGAATATACAATCTACTGGTACATAGGCGATGAAGTTTATATGGGTACTTGGGAAAATGTTGTTGCTGACTTCGCTCGTTTAAAGACAGGCAATTGCTATTTAGACTCAGAAGAAGCAGAATTTGAATTTGAATGGCGATTATTGAATACGAAAATTCTCAATTCAATTGCTTTACTTAACAAAGAAGATAATTGGGTTGTGGATTGGAAAAATGGCGAACAAGAAAAATGGTATTATGCTTGGAGTAGAAAAGATAGTGTACTCGATGTTGTGTGTGCGAGGTGGACTCAATACGGCAATAATAATGAATATTTCTCTTACGACGCAATACAGATACTACGCACACTTTACACACAAGAAGAGTTAAAATTTTGGATTACAAAGGAGAAATAACAATGAAACAACTTGAATATTACTTCAGCCATAAGTGGCTTGTTATAATACTACGCTCTTTCACACTTGAGATATTGCTGACATTCTTTTTCATTTACTTCGGTAATAGTTGGAACAGTAAGTTATGGAGCGAGCCTGAAAGACAGTACTACGCAGTGTTTACGATAATACAAATTTTATTAAACTTAGGACTTTGGTACTTAGAATTTGCCAAAGAATTGGAATTAAAGGAGATTGAATAATGGAAATTGAAGAACAAAAAAGAAAAGCAAAAGCAAATGGCGACAAAGCTGTTTATGATTCTTGGGAAGCTGGTATAACGAAAAGAGAGTACTTCGCTGGGTTAAATATGGCTGCATGTATTAATAATCCTGATGGTAATACTCTACAGGCTTATAATGATTATGCAATACAAGTAGCTGATGACTTATTATTTCAATTAGCTGAAGACAAAAATAATGAGTAAAGAAATAGCTAATCGTTTTCCTGATGCCAAGGAAACGATAAATACAGTAGATACTGGACTGAAGGTTCTATGCCCGTATTGTGGAGAAAGGAACGCTTCTTTTGAGGGTGGTATTGATATAGATGAATATACTGGCGATATGGAATGTAATTATTGCGACAATAATTTTCGGGTTGAATTAGATGTAAGTGTTAATTTCTCAACTTATAAATAGAGGCAAACAATGAATGAAGAAAAAGCTAATCGTATCCCTGATGCCAAAGGGGTGATAAACACAGTAAATACTGGGAGTGATGTTTTCTGCCCAAATTGTGGTAAATTTTGCCTATGGCATTCGGGTCCTAATGATTTACGTGATTTTACCCAAAACATGGAAATGAATTGTCACCATTGTGATATTGAATTTTTAGTTAAATTTGTCGTCACTGTTAATTTCTCAACTTATAAAATAAAAATAACATAGGAATAACAAAGAAATAACAATGAATAAACAAGAAGCACCTAATCATCTTTTCGCAAACCTTAGAAAAAAGATTTACGATGAATACATGGAATCACCCCGTACTATGCTATACAAGCGGATAGCTATTACTAAACTTCGCATAACTGATAATGATACAAATTTACTTTCTTTGTTAGATATAATATGTCAAAAGAATATCGCAGTGCGAGAAAATAACAAAGAAAGAGAATGGTTAGATGAAGAATTAACAAAATTACTGGAGACAAAATATGGACAACCAACAAGTAGCAATAAGTAACACTCCTGGAAACACAGAGTATATCCAAACACTTATTGCAGAACAAGTAGGGTTAAGGAATAGACGTACGCCACAACGTAGGCAGTCTAAAGTAGACAAAGGCAATAAAGGTTTCTTTACTTATGTAAAAGGTATCAATGCATTAAAATGGCTTGAAGAAAACTTCCTGATAGTTGAATACATTGAACATACAGACAAAATCAATACAACAGCTAATTGGATGTCAGCTCCGCTAACTATCACAGTCATTAACCAACATAACGTTAAACGTAGCATCACTCGTAATGGTAGTGTAGAAGCAGTAGCTAAAGATGGCAAGATACTTATATCACCAATCAAAGCAGTATTCCAAGACGCTCTTAAACGTTGTTGTGTAGCATTAGGTGGCTTTAGAGACGTATATGGAGAGATAGATGCAGAAGATAACACCAGTAGCGAACCGGACACAATAGAAGACTTTGACAAAGAGATAATGCCTCTATTGATTGAATTACTAACTGCAGAACAAATGACTACAAACCAACTAAGAATTTTATTAAACAAATATTTTTCAAGAGAATTAACTTTTGAAAGAATTCAAGAACTATACAAGGATTAATTATGTACGGAATGCCAGAAGAATCAGGTAAAAAATATCCAGTCAAGAATGGTGCTATTGTTCAACTAATGATGTTAGGAACAACACAAACTTATCTTTACCTAAAAGCACTTGAGGCAGAAAATGCTTCAAGGAAAGAAGAAGCTAAGGAGTTAGGCAGACCATTTAAACCATTAAAACCTAACTACAAAGATGGTGGTATGGCAATTAAGTGTGCTATCTTAGCTCAAGATAATGAAGCAGTACCGTTTAACCAGTCAGCTATTGTATACTTTGAAATGCCTACACCAGATCAAATCTATGCGAAACCTAACGGAGCGTTCAAGTATGAAAAAGGTGGAACGTTAGTTGCGTACAATGGTAAGCCTAAAATTAGTGCGTTAATACCAAGTGCTAAACCATCTATAATTTACGATGAAGCTACAAACAAACCTATTTCAATTGATAGCTTAAACTTAGACGATGCTTTGGTTAAAGAGCAGTACAGAGACTTGATAGTATCAGAGGAATACAGAGTAACCGCCTGGGAGAATATCCTTAAGTATTGGGATAGTGTAACTGAAGCTAAAGCAGTAGAAGATTTAGGTTTGCATTTTGCTAAGTTAAAGTTACTATGCAATCTCACAGATAGTAAAGTCAATTACATATTACCTAAGTTAGGATTAACGTTTACAGCTCAAGCAGTAATTGCTAATGAATATTTGAACTTTGTAACAATTGATAGATGGAATAAAGAAACAAAATCATATACTCTTTATTCAGACTTGAAAGTAACAGAACCTACTACAGAAGACGAAGAATATGCAATTGAGTTAGTAGCTAAAGAAATGGCATTCAGGAAAGAAGCTATAGCTAAAAAAGCAGTAAAGAAAGACACCCGTAACTTGGATGATGCAAGTAGCTGGGGAGATGATGCCGAATAACTTAGAGCAATTAGCATTAGAAAATGAGCATAGAATACTAGGGTTACTTTGGCTATTGCCAGAGTACCTTAGTAATTTTACTTCAATGAGTTTGCTAAGTAATCGTTACGCTATATTAATCCTTAATAAGTTTAACGAACTACATGCTTTAGGCAGTAGCTTAGACGACGTTACAATGTTATTAGATGAGGTAGATAATCGGCATATCAAAACAGCTTTAGAAACAATAATGACACACAAAGGTTTTTATACTAAGTTACATGCAAAAGATTGGTCAACTAAGTACACACAAATACTAAAGCATTTAAAGCACAATAAGAACCGTTTAAGAGCAGTTGATACATTAACCATAGCAATAGACTACCTAAATGAAGGGAATGCCGCAGAAGGTCTTAAAATGGTTAAGTCGATTAACTTCCAAGAAACTAAAGTAGAATTTCCATCAACTACCCAAATGATGTTTGATAGTGTAAACGAATCTAATTCATTCAAAACAAGCGTACCTGTCATAGATAAATTAGGTGGTTTCCAGTTAGGCGAGCTAATGGGCTTAGGTGGTGATGTAGGTTCAATGAAGACTATGTGGAGTGTATGGCTATGTTTGGAGATACTTAAACAAAACCCACAATTCAAATGTGCCTACTTTGAGAAAGAAATGCATCACAAAGTAATAGCTAATAGGTTAATATCGAATACCTTAAGTATGGATCTTAGTACTATCCATCAAATAGAATTAATAGAGAATATCCCAGAGAGATTAAAAGCACAAGCAAATATCAAGCAGTTAGTCAAAGAACAATTAGCACAAGACACGGAAATGGCAGATACTTTACAGAGATTCCAAGTTATACCTAATACTGCATTCAATACAGCCTATGATTTAGTAGATATTGCAGATAAACTGGAGGTCCAGATATGGGGATTAGATTTCTTAAAGCTATTGTCAGACCCAACAGAAAGTTCAAGTGACAAAGATATGGAAAGGCAATTAGGCGTGCTAAAAGATTTCTCGTTATCTAAAGAAACTTTTGGTATAATCATTTCACAACTTAACCAAAAGACAGTAGAAGTTAGAACTAACAAGATACCAATGCGAACAGACTTTGAGTGGGGTAAACAATTAAAACAATTATGTTCTTATATGTTTGCTACGTTCAATCCAGCTTACTATTACACACCAGAAGCATTAGAAGATGTCTCTGCATTTTACGTAATGGGTTTAAAGCATAGGCATGGGATAATGGAAGATATACCATTTATTGCAGAAGCAGGTATATCTAACTTCGCACACCCAGATTATTTACGAACTAAGAAGATGAAAGCATGGCTGACGAATTACAAGAATACCAAATAACGTACAAAGATAAGCCACCTTTTAACAGTGTTGCAGCATGTAGCAAGAACGAAGAATGCCCTATTGCAAGTGATTGCCTTAGGGCTATTGTATGGAAGCAACAAGGTTGGTTTGGTAGCTGGATAACTCCAGAGCATACAGGCAATGATTGTACGTTAATTATAACAGAAAAGAAACGTGTCGAACCAGCAAAGGAACGACCAAAACCAATATTCAAATTTAGAGAACCAACTTAAAGGAAAACAAAATGATTGACGTTCGACAAGCAACGAGCTTTTGGGGAACGCTCGAAAATGGTGTACTAAATTACGACCTGCCATTATACGGTGCAAGCTCTGTAAATGGCGAAATGGATTGGGAGCAAAAAGAAGATGGCTCAATTTTAATAACGCATTTAGCAATTGACGAAGATGAACGACAGTATATGGTTGTTTATGAATGGAAATAATTAAAGGAAAACAAAATGATTGATTTAAATAATCTAATTGGGAATGGTGAATGGATACGTGTCAAGTCCGATATTAACGGCAATTCAAGGCATGTAGTCCACTTCCTGAGCATCAACAAAGATTACGACAAAGCAGTAAAGATAGCCAACAAACTTGGAGGGAAAAGATACCACAATAATAATTACGGTGGTGGTATAGTCTTCCACGTTACACGTGGCGAGTTACTAATATTAAGCCAAAGAATAAACAAATTAATTGGGGAGGCACAATGAGTATATCCGAAGATTTAAAAAATGACATAGATGGGAGTATCTATGATGAAGCACTTGAACAATTTAATCCATTTGAGATAAACGACTTAATGCTTGCATTAAAACATTTAGTTGTGTGTAATGTTGAACCAAAAATATTATGGGGCTTAATTGATGAAGAAACAAAGAGGTTAGAGTGTCGTGCTTGTGATTTAGATCCTACAGCAGTTGTGTTTCAGTATTTGAAAGCTCAAGCGTTGGACGATTTAGAGATCCCAAGTTGGCTATTTGCAGATAAATATGGTAATTCATTTTGCGACGTTATCCCAGCGGAAGGAAACACTCCAACTTCATTGAAACTGTATAAGAATGGTTTGCGATACCTTGCAAAACTCACAGAAGATTATCCATGTAGGTTTAGAGTAGAAGATCAAACTGAACCCGCCCAATGGTTCTTTAATGAAATTGGTTATCCTGATGGGCTTATAACATTCGATGGGTGGGATTAATAATGAAGAAATTTCTTAATAGTTGTATCTACTATTTAGTAGTGTCAACATGTGTATTGTTCTTTTCACTATTTATATGGTTAATAGTGGACTTAATTTATAGATGGGTAAACAAATGATGACAACAAAAGACATTACCAATGAAGACGTAATGGGGAAAATGAGCGAAGCAGTGAGATTTGCTTATAGCACTATTCACGGGCGGTTAAATGATACCGAACGTCAGTTACTTGAGACACTTGTAGCAGTTACATATACGCAAGGTCAACAAGATGGGATGAACGAATTTGCAACGTTAATACAAACAAGCAGAGGCTATGAAATACAGCAATAAATATAATATACCCGATGCTTTAGCCAAAGCATTTGAATGGAGTGATTACGATGGTCATAATTATGCAGGCTTATCAGTTACTACATTAATAGGTCCAGCTTACCAATGGAGCTTACGTCAGCATAATGGCGAAAACAGTATGCAAGATATTAGTGATAAATATTACACGTTCTTAGGTAGTATAGCTCACTCTATCGTAGAGAAGATAGCGGCAAGTGATGTAGATAAAAGATACTTAGTTGAGGAACGTTTTTCTCATCAATTTACTGGTGTCTCTAAAACATTCCCATTTAATGCAGTGAAAGCTACAATACATGGAAAGTTTGACATATATGACAAGGTCAATAAGAAAATACAGGATTACAAATTCACAACCAAATATCAAGTAAAGAAGTCAGCCAGCAAGGTAGAATGGATCCAGCAATTAAACATACTTAGATACATACTTATTAAGAATGGTTTAGAAGTTGATTCACTTGATATTGTCGCCTTAATTAGAGACTTCACAATCAAAGATAAATTTGACAAAGATTTACCTGATACATTTGTCGCAGTTATTCCTATTCCAGTATGGAGTATGGAAGAAACAGAAGAGTTCATTACCGCACGGTTAGAAGCCTTCCAAGATGCAGAGAACCAATATCAATGCAGTGCAGAAGAACGTTGGGCTACTAAGCCAGCTTATGCAGTAAAAAAAATAGGCAACATCAAAGCAACTAAACTATTCACACATGAACATGAGGCAATCATTTACAAAGTAGAACATAAAGATAATGCAAAGTTAGAAATCATTGCAAGACCTGGAACAGATGGTAGATGTGAAAACTATTGCAACGTAAATCAATTTTGCCAGTATTTCAAGGAGAAGCATGGACGAGAATCAACAAAGAATTGAAGAAGAATTACAGAAAGCACTAAGTAAAATCAATATGGCAATTTTTGGTTTCTACCAATTTAATGATCAACAAGAAGTCGAAAGTATGAAAGCTATGGTAGTCAGCAATGATTATTCAAAGCTCCATGACTTATTGTATACTTTAGGCTCACAAGATGTAAGAGTACGTAACATTATCTTTTCAGCAACTGAATCTTTAAAGAAAAGTTATATACCTTTGCAATTGAATAAAAATTAACAGTAGGAATTGAACAATAGTTTTATGTAATTTTGCATAAATGATTTATCACAAGTAGCAGAAATGCTACTTTTTTTTAAGGTAGTTATGGCAGATACGACAGAAAAATACAAAAGATACGACGAATTATTTCAACGTGCAGTTAATGCAGCCAACCCAATGAAGTTATATCGTCTCCGATGTGAAGAATTTGCATTCAATGATGTAGATGGTACTTTATCACAATGGAATAAAAAACAAAAAGATACAATCAAGCGTGAGTACGATATACCTATCTCAACTAAGATAGCCTTCCCTATAATAGAACAGCTCACTGCAATGCTTACAGCATCAGCACCGTTCCCAAGATTAACAGCAACTACTATAGAACTTAAAGAATTTGTTGCAGCTTATGAAGGAGCTTATGCAGCAACGTGGTACGAATGCAAAGGTAACACAGCTTTAAAGTTAGCAATACAAGATGCATTGACAGTAGGTAGTGGCTACTTGCACGGACGTAAAGCAAGTCTTTTAACTGAAACAACTTTTGGTGTAGTATTAGAGCATATCAGTTGGAAGAATGTATGGATTGATCCAGATAGTAAAAAAGCAGATTTAAGTGATGCACGTTATGTTATAATCGCAGAGCTTGTTACCAAAGAAAAAGCAGAAGAAGATTACGATATTAATCTTACCAAAGAAGATATGCTAAACTTTAATGACTTTCATTCAAGCATAGGTGATGAGAACCAATATTTATTCCCCACATCTTACACAAAAGAAAAAGAGTATGTATGGTTACGTAGAGTGTACGAGTATGAAGTGATTAACCTATATGCCACAGAAGAGGGTCAAATTTCGCTTAAGAAACCAAAGCCACGTGATATACCGAATCCAGAGAAAGAAGCTCTTAGAAACGAAATACAGACCAAATTAGACGGCACGAAAGAAACAGAAGCAGCGTTAGTAAACGTAGAGAACCAAGCACGACCGATGCCAGATGCCCCAATGACGCAACAAGACACTGCAGCAAATGCTAAAGAAATGGCAAGCGAAGGTACTGATGCTATGCAAGATGATATGGAGACCATACAAGCATTGACATTGCAATATGATGAATTACCTAACACAATTACTATCTATGACTTTATTTTAGAAAATGGTGAATCAATAGAAGTTCGATCATTTGAAAGGATGAAAGATAAAAGAGTACGTGAAATAGAATTAGTAGGACGTAGAATTGTGTCTAATGCTATTGTACCTTCGTTAGACAAGTTACCTGTTGTACATATTACTTTCTCACACAATCGTAGCCCTAACTTAACCTATGGTTTAGTACATTACATGATGGATATGATTAAAGCTCTGAATAAAATCTTTGCAATGTTACTGAAGGATATGCAGACTAATGGTAATCGGAAAGTATTACTTGCGAAAGGTAGTGTTCAAAGCGTAGTTGATTTTGAAAGTAAATGGTCACAACCTAACGCAGTCAATGAATACATACCTAATCCAAGTATGGATGATGGTGGTAAACCGCACGTTGTAGAACCTTCTCCAATGAACCAATCTTATACGTATCTAATTGATAAATTCCAGTCACTCATAGAATATACGACAGGTATTAACTCTATGACTATGGGTAACCCACAAGGCGATCAACCTACTACTTATGGTGTGGCACAACAAATGGCTTCATTTGGTACGCAAAGAATCAAAATGTATGCCCGTACATTGGAAGGACCTTTAGAAGATTTTGCTGAAGTAATCGTAGCATACTTGAATGCTTATGGTAATAGAGATAAGATAAGTCATTACTTTGATGCCAATGGCGAGTTGAAAACTGCACAGATATTAGACGACGGCACGATTGACATACGTTTCAAAGTACGTGTGGACGTAGGGAGTAATTTACCTACTACAAGACAAATGTTTGCACAAATGTTATCATTACTATCAAGTCAAACTAAGAACCCGCAAGTAGCAGACCAATTAACCAAAGTATTACTTGAGAATGTAGATATGCCAGCGGCAGACAAGTTAGCTAAAGAGATTGATCAAATTACTCAATTGACACAACAAATTGAAGAAAGCAAAAAACAATTGAAAGCATTAGAAGGCGAGAATAAATCACTGAAATTTAATTTAGAACAAACTCAAATTTCAGCTAAAGTAAAAGAAGAAGCAATGAAGATAATTCAAGAAATGAGAATGAACCCTGATAAGGCACAAGAAGTCTTAGATACGCAAATCAAAACAGAAGGCGAGGCGGGTAATCCATTGACTAATTACTTAGAACAAAACCAAGAACAAGAACAAGCACCAGAACTACAAGGTGGGCAACCAGCAGAAGCATTGCCACCACAAGAACAAGCACCACCAATTGAAGAACCAATATTTTAAGGAAAGTATGGAAAACGAAGAAGAACAAGAACAACAAGTAGGCGAAGAAGAATACGACGAACAAGCGTATGACGAAGCAGAAAACTACGATGAGAATGATTATGAAGAAGATGAAGAAGAAGATGAACAGCAAGCAGGTTACGAAGAAATTACGTTGCCTGATTATGTTCCAGATGATTTAGTCCCACCTGACTTTAAAGATGAAGAAGAAGAATTAGCGTTCTATCGTAGCAATTACAGTAAGGCAGTTAGTTTAGTCACTTCACCTGAATTTGGCGATGTAGTACTTAAAGAGTATGAAGACAAGCTAATAGAGAAAGAACAAGACCATGAACGTTTTAAAGCACTTAAAGTGGCATTCGATAGCAATCCAGAAGCAGCTATTAAATTTTACTTCCCAGAAGCTTTAGAGCAACGTGGTTACCGTACCACTATATCTGGCGACGAAGCAGAGCAATGGGTGTCTTCTAAAATGGCGGATGAATTTGGTGAAGATTATCTGGAAAGATATGATTCAGAAGAAGCAGGTTTGAAACCTAAATCTGAAAGTGCAAAGATGTGGGCAGTCTATGATAAAACCAAAGCAGAATTGGCACAACATAACGAAAGAGCAAAGCAAGTTGAAGATCAATCAAGACCTTTAAGCACAGAAGCTAAAACAGAATTGTTGCAAAAACAGTATGAAGAAACCTTTAAAAGCTTTATGTCAAAAGATGAGTATGAAGTTTTTCTTGGAGAAGCCAGTGAAAAGTCCTTAACTTTGTTAGACGTTTTTCGTGCATTCAACTTTGATCATTACATAACAGCGGCAGAAGACGATGGTTATAAACGTGGTAAACGTGATGCAATTAACGGAGTACGGAAATCAGTCCGCACGACAGTAGTACAAGCAGAACGTCCTATGAAGCCAAAAGAAGACGTAAGATACAATAACCCAGTAGAAATGTTTAATGCATTAAAATATCGCAAATAATTATTTATCAATAAAGGAGCTGATATGGCAATATCACCACAAATAGGCAGGTTAGGAGAAGTTTACGGAGGACTTCATACGTCGGGTAAGATACCTCAAGACATCCTAAAAGGTGGCATGGATGAGATGGGTAAACTTATCTATATGACCAAAGAAATGAGCAAGTTCTCACATTTTATCCATACAAGATTTGGAAAAGATAAACGGACAGTAAATACCAGGGA